CCCACCTGGATTATAAAACATATCTTTCATAGTTTCAAATGCCGATCCTTCGTCTCCACCAGTACCCCATACGATCATAGTACCAAATGCTACTCCATCTTGTTCTACAGATGGTCTAGCAATCTGCCAAGCTGCACCTAGCTCTGAAAATGAACCACCTTCTTCAAATAGAATTAATTTAGCACGTTTACCACGTACTACATCAGGGTTGTCCTTCAAAGTAACACCAATAATCTCTGACTTGTAACCCATTTCTACTTCGTTACCAAATTCATCTTTAGTCCAGAATCCAGCACGTTTTCGCATAGTACTATTGACAGAACGTTTTTTACCCCAAGCTGTATTCTTATCTATAAAGTCCATATAGTCCCAAGCTTTAGTAAGAATACCATCTTCTGTAAGATATTGTTTATTAGATGCATATATGTATGTTTTACTATTAGGTATCAAATAGTAATTGCGACACGCCATTGCACCACCTTTATAGCTATAGCCTTTACGACGAGATTTAAGTAAACATATGTGTTTACCTTTATCTTCTGCTTCCTATACTGCCTAGAAGTAAAAATAGTCATAATCGTAAAAGTCTGGAAATGTTACTACACTGTCTCTTTTTACTTTAGTTTCTCCGTTAGGTAGTTTAGTAACAGTATTAACTATACGTTGCATTGGACAAAAATTGATATAAAAATAGTTATACCCAGTAATGTAATCTCCATCATCTGCGGTATAACCATTAATACAACGATCTTTCTATTCATCCCAGTAACTAAAATATTCAGTCGTGCCAATAGGATACTAACAATAAGCTCCGGTCTTTAAGAACGTTAAAGCCGGAGTTCTGAATTTATCACTATTTAGTATTTTCTTCTAGAAGTCAATCATAATAATTTTTTTAGTTGGTCCCCCCGCTCAGATCCGACTGAGTACTCCAGTTTTAGAGACTAGTGTATTAACCACATATACTACAGGGGAGTGCCAGGGAATATTTATTGTCTGTCCCTGTCAGACCTCTCTATCAGTTCAACGAGATTATTTCTTAAACAAACTTTTTAGCCAATGGATAGTACGTTTGATGATACCTTTCTTCTTAGGTTCATCCATTGCTTCTTTCTTATATTTATCAATTAAAGATTCACCTACTGCTTTAATTGCCTTATCAGTTCTTTGTTTATTTTTAATTTCTTTATCTAGCACATCACAAATTTCTTCAGTGCTATTGCATTTTGTTAAATCAAGTACTCTATTCATAGTTTCTTTATTTATAATCAATATAACGTGCTTGTTAATTTATTGTTACAAACTTGTGTATAATTTGCACAAATTAAGCTAATTCATAAGGATTAATCTGAGCATCTCCTCGTACTTTAGTAGTACTAACTTCTTCAGCTTTAACCGCTTTCTCAAGAAAATCTAATGTCTGAAAAGTAGCTTTTACCTTTTCCATACCAGCTAATAGATCTTTAATTTTCTTTTCATCTAACTGTTCTTCTAGAGAATCTTCGTAGTATTTACTAATAGTATCTACTTTATTTCTCATACTATCTAGCATTCTAAGATTCCTAGTATATATCAGCTTTTTGTAATCATCTTCACAAGCTTTTTCCTCTACAGTAAGCTTATAATTTTCATCGTTAAAGTATAACTATTTGAGCTTTTTCTCCCTAATATCTGGTTCTAATTGAAGTACATATGGAGATTTAAAGTACCACATTAATACTATGTAGCTTATTACATTTGTAGCTTGTTGTTTATCAGGCTTATCAGCCTCCCATAGTTTTTTAAAGAATGGGAGACCTAAAGCATCTGAATGTATTACTACTTTACCACCGTTTATATCAAATAGTTTCATCAGTTACTTCTTCAACACTAGGTTCAAAATTCTCTGGCATAAACTCTTCTGGATGAGCTGCTCTATATTCCTCTTCAGCTTTAGTATTTGCAATAGCATCTAACAATTGATAGAATTTCAATTCTACAGATTCTTGTTGTTCAGCAGGAATAGTAGGCATTAATTTTTCCATAGATTGTTTCATTACATCTTCAGTAAATTCACCTTGTACAATCTCTGTTCTATACAACATTCCATCAATACGAACTTCAATGAAATTTCCAACTCCTGATGCACTTACAGGTGTAATTGTAATATTAAACTGTTCCATAATTATTTATTTTCTTTTGTTCCTTTATTTAATTGTTCCGTTGTAGCTTCTCCAAATCCCTTTTCTCCTCTTTCTGTTTCACTTAACTCTTCTACTAAAGTAGGTTCTAATATAGAACAAGGAATTATAACTAATTGAGCAAATGGTTCATCTGTAGTATATACTGTAGGAATAGCATCTGTAGTTATCTTGAACTTAGCCATCAATTCTCCTCGGTAATCTGAATCAATTACTCCAATACCATTACACATAATAATTGATCTCTTAGAGACAGATGATTTCATGCAAATAAAACCAACATATCCTTCAGGAATTTCTACAGCAATATCAGTATGATATACTAATACTAATTTACCACTATTATCTATTTCTTGAGTAAGGCGTGTAGCATATAGATCTAACCCTGCACTATTAGCTGTAGCTCTAGTTGGTAATTTACCTTCTGATTTCTTTACTTCTTCAGTACCATCCTCATTCTTTACTGTATAATCTAGTTTCTTAAATTTCAATTGTTCCATAAATCTTTTTCTACTTTTTTATAACCTTCTTCTAAAACTTCTACTATATCTTTAATTATTTCATTCTTAACTGCATCAACATTAAGACCTTGCGTAACTTCTTTAGAGTGTATGATTCCGCTAGCAATACCTTCTTCATTTTTATGTATGAAATGAACGTGTAAAGTAGGATTACCGATACGATTTTTGTTTACATCTATACTCTACGTCTCCCACCAAATAGCTTCCATAATTATTTATTTTCTATTTCGTCTAATATCTTATTACAACTATCTATCTTCTCTGTTATACGCTCGTCTAAAGCTTTCATTAAGACGTCTGTAGTTAACTTCTTAAACATCTTGTGTTTACTTACCCACAGCATAGCGATTGCGTTCCATGCAACTTGAGCCAAGTGCTTACAACCTGTTTCTTTATCAACTTCTTCTCCTTTTTCAAAAGCCACTAAGTGCCGAAGCATTGCTGCTTTATATCGTTGCAATCCATTTGGAAGATCTTGCCAAGTATTCTCTCCATATTTCTTAGATCCAGCAGTGTACACTTTGACTATCTCTTCTATTTCTTCTAGTGGTAACAGATCCCATCTTAATTTATCATCTAAAAAGTCGTTCTTCTTACTTTCGCTTTTAATCTCTTTTTCCATATTCTTCCATTACTTTAATAAAACATCCAGCTACCCAACCTACTAAATATGCATATCCTTCATTGCTACTTGAAAAATCTTCACTGTTCATACCTGTAACTTCAAAGTAATAGTCAGTAATATGCACTGATTCATGTGCTATATTAGATCCATCTACTAATTCTGGTTTGTATATTATACATAATATTCCAGTAAAAGAATTAGAGTTTTGAACTACAGGTCTGCATTCTGCTATTACATCATCGTGATATGCATCAATCATTTCTTCTTGAGCCTTTTCTCTTATTTTATTAAACTCAGGAGTAATGTCTAATATGGTAAATTTCTTGCATAGAAACTGTATATCTTCTTCACTATCTACTACAGCTATCCAAAGCGTTCTAGGATATATATTAGTAAACTTTCTTAATATCATATTCTCAACAATCTGTTATCATTAATTGCTATATACAATTGCAGTTTGTTAATTAAGGCAGGATCAAAGTATATAGTATCTAACCAATGAATTTTATAACTAGGATTTAAGCATTCCTCAATAAATTGTCTCATTTTGTTTCTTTGTATTTCTTTTTTAATTTAAGTTTAAATAAGTAAGCAAACATTATATCCTTAATATCCTCATTATTTGACATTACTTCTTTAGCAAATTTAAACGGACTGTTACATATTACTTCTATAACAGGATATGGTAGATTATATTTATTTGCGAGACTTGAGTAAATTGATATCTTTTTTTGCTGTTGCATTTATATAATATTCACTAGTTTCTAATTCTGTTAAAGATTCTCTAATAGTGTTAGGTCTAATAGAATTTATTATTACTATGATATCGGCTTCATCTAAGTTAGAGTTTCTGTATAATATATCAGATAACCTTTTAGTTTCTTTATTAGAATAAGGTTTCTTTGGAACAAAAGTAGTCAATTTTAAATTAGAACGTAAGTTAAAAATATGACGAAAGTATCGTACTAATTTGTTGCTTCTATTTTCTACACGCATTATTTCTCCGTTGTCAAAAAGCATATAGGAGGTTTTATTATTTGTTCTATTACTCATTTACTCTTAGTATTAGTGTTATTTGTACTCTATCTTTTATTATCTCTGGAATTAATATCTTATTGACTACTAATTCATCTTCTGCTTTTCCCTGTACTAAAAGACCCTCTTTCTTGAACTTACTTATATATCTACTTAAGTTATCTGGAGTAATACCCATAGTACTTTTAATCATTCTACGATTATCAGTGTTTGCTACATTCTTACTTACACCAGGTATTGGAGTAAAATTCACATCCAATTCAACAAATTTAGTAAGTAACTCCAATTCCCTGTTTGTAAGTTGTAGTATACCATTTAAAGCATTAAGGTATTCATAGTAAAGATTGCCTTTATTGACAGTCTTTACTAATTTATTCATCTAACAAATCTTTAATACTATTAAGAACCTTATTTAAATTATGATATACTGTTTCAGCTTCTACTCTAACGCACTGTTGAACATTACCTTCATTATAATCCTTTATTAGTTCATTATAGTCCTTAGTATATGTATCAATCAGAGTATTAACGTATTCTTTTACTTCTTCTAATTTATCACAGCAATCACAGATACAACAATCATTTTCATCTTCACTAAACCAGATTACATAATCTTTTTTAGCTAATTCATCCATAGTAGATGAATCAAAAGCCATAGAAGTATAAGTTTCCATTTCTGGTTTTGTTTCAGACTTCTGTAGTTCCCATAAATTCAAGTCTTCAACCTTAGTAAATACATCGCCTTTTTCAGCAAAACTGAATTCCTTAATTACTTTATATCCTTCCATATATCTAACTTTTTATTTAATATCTTTTGTTTAAATTCTTGTATCCTGTTAAAGTTCTTTTTACATTCTTCATATCCATCAATTCTACCTTGTGTGTAACCTTCTCTCTTTCCTTGACAATATGTAAGAATACCAAAACCAATAACACTAACAAGAAATATTATCATTGTTCCCATAATGCTCATTAAACGTATTAATATAAAAAGTGTTTAAAATATTTAACATTTATTAAGGTTTAGTAAAGTAATGACAAAAAGAAACCCTGCTTTGACGGCAGGGTAACTTATTCAACAAGGTATTATGATAGCTTATTTAACGACTTTAGCTACAACGTCGTATGGTTTAACTAATTGTGAGTCTTTGAATAGATCAAAGTCTTTAGCAAATTTCTTCGGGTATACTATAGTATCACCAACCTTAATGGTACTATCAGTACTGGTTGGAATAGATAGAACAATACCTTTTGCAAAATCTGATTCAACTTCTTTAGTATGAGTCTTCACTTCATACTTATTAAAACCTTCTTCATCTTTTTCTCCAGTAGGAATCTGCTCTGTATATTCTTTAGTAATCATAATAGGAGCTAAAGGTTTTACCAATATATCTTTTTCAAAACTATATTCCAATCCGTTTACCACTGTTTCTAGTACTTTATCTTCCATAATATTTATTTTAATACTGTTAATAACGCAGTAAGTAAAGTAAGGTTACTCATCTATATGATTAAATTTACGCTTAAAGATATAACCTTTATGACAGATGTTCATCCTGTCCTTAAAGTTTGCACAGTTCATATTATTAACAAATGCACAACCTACACAACAACCCTTACTAAGTTCAGGAGTAGCTATATAAGTTTTATTTCTGAAAACATATTCAATCCTATCTGTTTTTTTTTGTTCGTTCTTTTCCATAGTAATACCGTTTTAGGGGCTACCTTTTTTATCCAATGACCGTCAGAAAGGTAGCTAAACTGAGCCTACTTACGATTAGGATTCCCTGGTGCGCTTCTACCTTATAGGTAACTTTGTAAGCGTGGAATGTACTACGATCCCGTGTACTTAGGGCACAATTATTTTGTTAGTTTATTCAGTATTATGTAGGCTAAACACCCTAACATACCTATTAAACATAGTGCAGTAAATTCTGTCATTTAACTGTATTTATTTCTTTTTTAAACTATTTGTATAATTCTTCTGAGAATGTGTATTCTATTTGTCCTGGTAAAGTAAACGATCTATAATTATCGTCTAATTTATAGTTTTTACTTATCTTACTTAAGTAAAGGCAATTAGAATACTATTGATCTTTTTGTCTTATAAAGTAGTAGTTCATTCTTCATTATTTATTTCTGGAGCAGTAGTATAACTATATATCATTGTTATCATACTTACTACATATATAATTGCTAATGTTATCATAAATAAGTAAAGATTAAATCTAAAGTAATAGGACTTACATCATCTACTTTAGTTAGTTCTTCTAATATATCTTCTGTATTCATACTGTATTTAACTGTATCTACTGTATACAGTAACGTATATTTAGTTATAATAGTTATTATTATTAACATTTATTATGAATATTTATTTAAGTTTAATAGCTATTTTTTAACATTATTTATAATAAAAAATATAAAAAATTTTAAGGTGGGTTATTTTGCGTGCGTGAAAATAAAAAAATTAGTACCCCGGTGCGTGCGTGAAGTAGCAAAAATTCACACCCCTCTACCTTGTATCGGAGTGAAACACCCCTATGGTCTTGTATCGTAGGGCTATTCCACTTAAACAACAAGTATAAACTAATCAAGGAGGGTAAATCATGTTAAGTAAACTAATCTCAGCAGAAAAGAGAGTACGTACCAATGGTGACGAGTTCTATGTGTGTACATTCAGCTATTCACAGGGTGAGAAAAACGCTGACACTTTCATTACAATTGGAGGCGTTAAAGTGTTGAATCCTAAAGCAGCCGCAATACGCAATATCAATCTTGTTAAGTGTCTGTTTCCAACTGAAGACGAAACAGCAAAAGCATATAAGAAAATGCTTGACAGGTTTATTAAGTGTATGGAAAGCGAAACTAAGTCGTTTACAACGAAAAAAGGTGAGGTAATTAAATTATCTGACTGTGAATTTTCCTTACCATTGGTCTACAAAACATTACCAGTTAGTGAAGTATTCAATGTAAGTAAGATTTACTATGCAGATGCAAACGGTGAACAAAAAGAATTGACACAGCTAAACGCTGTCGGATATTCTCGCATTGAGATGGTAGTAGATGAGGAAACCGGCGAAATTACTGATTATAAGGATACAAACGAGTGGGATAATGACTTAAACGGAGGTACTTATACTGACGTAATTGTACGTAATGCCAATGCAAACTTATCTAGCGGTAATTATTGGTTTGAAAAACGTGTAAGTAAACCAGAATCTAAGGAAAATATCAGCGATCCTGTACAAACACCTGAAAATTCTCAACAAACTAGCGATGATGATGATGACGAGTAGACTTTAATATATAGCTCTTGCAATACAACTGTGAGAGCTATGTCTACCGTTTCATTCCAATTGAGTCATCGTTATAGCAACTTTCAAATTTCATTTAATCAATAAATATATATGGATAATAGAAAGAAAAACAATCTTATGACACTGTTAACACTAATTGTAGTGGTTGGTCAATTTATTCTATGGATCATATTAATATTATTAAATAAAATATAGTATGAAATACATAGATATTATAGCTAAAATCATAATAATATTAGGCTGTCTTATTGTATTAAAGTCTACAATTACAACACCAATAGAACTCATCAGGTTAGAAGCATTACTAATACTGATACTTGGTATCTTTAATAATGTAGAGTGAAATCTTATTTATTAACAAATATGTTGAACCATTTAATTAATTACGAGTATCCAGAACCTTGACACAATACTCGTAATTACTACGCATACTGTATCAACTACGAATGAATATGCGTAATTCATGTTTGCTGATAGCCGACGCATCGCAAACAACAAGGCTCTTCTAATACGCCTAATCTATGTGGTAATAGAAAATATGAAATCTAGGAATCGCAAACTCACCTAGAAAGTAAAAAGTAGTGAGATTAATCCATAATTAAGGATTTAATCAAAAAATAATGCAATGAACATTATTAATAAATTAGAGTTGCCAAGGTTAAGACCCTTGATTGTAAGATACAAAAATCTAGCTAGTAAGTAGGTTCTCATAAGGAACATTTCCACTACAAACCTAGTCGCAAGTTTATAGATTAGCTACCTATAAATTTAGTGAACGTTAGTAACGTGTAATATTATTATGTATTTGGAAGTATATAATAGTATTACAAATAACTATCTCTATCATCCTAGGTATATGGTAGAGAGCTTTCTTTATCCTTATTTCGTGAAACTCGAAAGGAAATGATACTGGTTACAGTTGGGATTGGCAGCCTGGAAAGACAGGCATTTTGTGATACTTTTATATTGTTTAATCTTTTAAATTTTACAGCCTTCTTTTAAAAAAATTTATAAGATCGTACAAAGGAGTGTGATATAGATATTAAATCTAAACTTTCTATCGCATAGATCAATCACATTAGTTACAGATATCAAACATTATTAGAAAGTTATAATTTTAGATATCTAAAATTACGCCAAAAAACTCAATAACTTTTCAAGACATTGAGAACACCAGTTTCTTTATAAGAGATAATGACTGTACCGCTTGCAATTCTATAAAATATAGGATGAGAGATAATGAGTGTGTCTGTTGCAATAAAGTTTTAGGTGTAAAATGCGAATCTTTAATTAGTTTCTATCTCAATAAAGGATAAGCCATAGTCCTTTATTAATTATTACTTAACCATACACTACAGTCTGTGAAGATAGTAGTGTTTTTAATTGATTATTAACTTAAAACTATATATATGAAAGGATTTATCAAAAAGTTTTATCAAAGATTTATCTGTAAACATGATTATCATCTAATAGGTGAAACAAAAGAATTTCACACATATTCAGATATATTCATATACAGATGTTCTAAATGTGGAAAAATTAAACTTAAATATGGAATCAAAATTGAAGTAAAATGCTAAGGTATAAAATTTTAGATATTTTTGTTAAAAAGAATAACAATATATCACTAGAAACATTTAATTGCTTTATATCAGCTATAAAGAAAAACCCAAATATTGAAATTGCATTAATTTGCTCTATGGATGCAGAAAAATCAGAACACATTCGTTGTCGTGTAATTTTACAATATGAAGTTGAATATACATATATAGTAAAGCTTATTATTGAAGATTTTTATCCAATTAAATCTAGATGGGATGAACAAATTAATCAAACCAAAACAAATAGATGAAATAATACGAAGTGGAGTAGTATTAAAATCTAGAAAAGAATACTTAAAACTACCGCAAGTAAATACAGTAGATGATTTAAAAACTATATGTGGAGTAAGAGTAAAAAATGAAATACATAATAGTAATGCTGTATGGTATAGTATGTGTATAGATGTCAAAAACTGTCACGGATGTTTTCTACGAGCTAATAACTATCTTAATATTCTTAAATACATAAAGAATAACAAAGAAAAGTTTCCATATGTTTATAAAGGTATAGAATCAATTTTTTAATATTAAAACATAGTATTATGAAAACAAGAAAACACTTTATCAGAAAGTATGAACTATTAGTTAGATGTATTCAAACTAATCTAGAGTTCTTTATTGCGTAATTTAATGCAGCTAGAAAAGCAGTGGCAAGCCTGTATATAGATGCAGAGCCTGATTACGTAATTAATAGTATTATCGTAGTGTGTAATACGATTTGTGTAAGCACTATCTAAACTCAGTATGAAGTAGTTTTCACTATTTTAGATTTGAAAAATAGTTCTGAGCATCTGTCACTAGATGAACAAAGAGTGGCAACGTAACTATGCGTAAATAGTAGGAGATAGTATTAGCTATCTCCTTTATATATTTAATCAAACAAACTAAAAATATGAAATGACACTAGAACAATTTCAGAATCTTAGAATAGGTGATTTAGTAATAACTAAGTCAGCTGGTAATCAAAGTAGCGTTAATCCCGTTACTAATATTGATCGTAAGAACTCAAAACTACACATAGGTAAAACTGGCAAATGGCGTAGTTTCCTTCAATTTGAAGTATTAACTATAGATTATGTAGTTAAATATATCAAACGAAGACTAAATAGTAGATCATCTCCTTACTTTACTATTGAAGTTAAGAGTGATACTGAGGTAACATTTAAAATTCACAGAAAAATACAATCTAGTCAATGAAAGAATTAACAAATACACAAAGAGTAAAAAGGAAAATACTATTCAATATGCCTTATGCATTACTTAGTTTTCTTATTAAAGAGAAAGTATTAAGAAGTTTCCTAAATAATGTCAGTATGTACACATTATCTAGAAATTTAAACTTAAAATGTGTTTTTCTAAAACTTAGAGATCCAGAGCAAGCAATTGAATGTACTTTTATATGGAGATATTCATCAGAAGGACATTCTTATTGGTATAATCTTAATGAGAAATATAAATGGGAAATGAGCGATTCTGGCGCATTGTTATTACTATCAGATTGTTAATATATTTGTTAGTATTATTAGCAATAGTAACAGCAATAGTATTTACAGCAAATAGTGTTTAATCAATAAATAGTTATTATGCAAAAATTAATGTATTTTTTATTTGGACTCATAACTGCATTATTTGCAGCTGTGATGATTACTGAAAATCAAGGAGTATATTTTCTTGATGAAGAGGTGTACAGATCTTTATATACCGATTATTGGAGTTATTGGTATTACTCTAAAGTAGTGATAGTCGCACTATTTGTATTCTGCGTATTATCTTTTGTATATACACTAGGAAGTGGATATAAAGACAAAAAAGATGGATACGAAGAAATCAAACCAAGCTGATCTAGCAGATATTTGGTGGAATAAGTTTGAGAACTGGTATGAAACACATCCAGTAACAAGAGTATTAATTGTAATAGATGCTGTATTAATAGCATTTATATACTTAGTATTAACTTAAAACATTATCAAAATGAGTAAATTTTTATTATTACATGACAATGAGAATAAAGGAAAACCAGCTGCTGTAAGATTAGATATTATTTCTTCAGTTATGCCATCAGACGAATATCCAAAAGGATCTTCTGTATATATTCTAACTAATACTGGAGAATGCGCAGTTATAGAAGCAGAAGAATCAGTAGAAAAAATCTGCTCAATGTTAAACAAATAAAAACATTTATCAAGAATGAAAAGTAAACATGTATTTTGGCTATTTGCAGCAATAGCAGCATTAGCAATTTTTATCAGTTGTGAAAAACCTCATCCAAGAGAAAAGCAAATCCCTGAAACGGATACAATTGAACAAATAATAGCACCAACAGTGCAAGAAGTATTACAGTGGCGTGAAAACATGAGATTAGACAAGTATGTAGATAGTGTATTTCTGGTTATACCAGAACAAGTACTAACTCAAATACTTGTGACTAAAGGTACAGATTTATCAAATCATGAAATTGTATCTATTTACATTAGTAATAAAGATTTTTATGATAAATTGATAAAGAGGAGTATGGATATACAAAAAGAATATATACCAGATAGTATGCCAAGATCCTCATTACCACAACCTAATAGTGACTCAATTCATGCCGCAGTACATTAGAAAATTAGTGTTAAAACACGAAGATGAATCTCTAGAACAATTTGAAACTAGAGTAAACGAAGAATTAGAAAAGCTTAAGAACTATAGTGAAGATGAAGCAAGTGCTGAATTATTTACAACAGGTTCACAATACTTAGCTACTTTAATTTTTTGTAAAAAAGATAATTCTATAAAGAAGAAAATAGGGTTTTAAAATAAATCAGACAAAGCTGTATTAGTTCGTGAGAATAGATGCAGCTGCCTCCTTACTGTGAGAATCAGTGACAAACATGTGGGGCTTATATCTAATTCAAATTGGTATTAGTGCAGACGTTAAAACCATGTACTCCAATAAGATTAGTTTGACAGCTATATCTGCTTATGAGTTAAAACTAAGTGAGAGTCATTTTTAATTAGTATTTCAATTAAGCTGTATTGGTGTAGAAGCCGAACAACGATGTGAATCGTCAAGCCTGCAATATACTGCAATATGTTGTATAAATTACGTATTAATTTCTTCATTTACTGTAAGCGTATAGTAAAAATGTGTGTTAATATATAATTAAGATTGATAAAACCTTCCAGTTGCAGCTGGACGTCCTCAAAATGTTGTATAATTAAAACTATTAAATATGTAAAAATGAATATTTTTAAGAAAATTAAGCTAAAAGTTAGCAGTTACAGAAGGCTAAAAGCCTATCAGAGTAACATTAAACGACTTGCTGAAATAGAATTATTAAGTAATCCTAAGCGGCAAAAAGAAGTTGCATTACGTTCACAATGTTTGATTCATGGGCATAAATGGAAAAATGAGCCTAATAACAATGAATTAAATATTCCTATTACTAAAAGAACTTACTGTGAAAGATGTGGTAAGTACTATAGTCAAGAAATTTATAAACAACTTTAAATTCATATCAAATGAAATCTTTAAACTTTGTAATTATTGGAATTCCTGCATCAATTAATCAGGAGAGTATTGTAACAGCTGTAGCTCTTATGGCTAAGAAACTTGGTCTACAAGAAGTACATACGGAAATACTTGAAACAAGTAAATTCGCTACTACTACTTCAAATGTACAAGCAATCGAAGCTGTCTTAAAAGACGTTATCACAGTATGTACTGCCGCTGGTTTAATGAATATTGCTGCAATCAATGCTAATTTCTGGAAATTGATTGAAGATGGTAAATTAACCAGAACCCAAATTGAAATGATGTTGGATGAAAAAGAGGTTACAATTGCATATCTTAACAAAAAAGGATGTGCTTATATCTTTGATCTTTTAATGCAAGCTATTAGAGTGTTATAAGCTATGGGAAAGACCTATAAAGAATCTCATTTTCCAGGTTCTAAACAATCAGGAAAAGCAGCAGAATATCAGTCTAAGAAAAAGGCTAAACATTCTAAAATGCAACCGTATAAAAGGGAAAGAGCTATTGTCTAATTAAGAATTACTAATTAAGTAGTTATGATAGAATCCAATCAACAAAGAAGGTTATAACGCCAGACCCCTAAAGGTGATTAATACCTACGGACTATACAACGGTCAACCTTATTTAAGGTCAGGAGAAGGAAAAGGGCTAGCTATCAAATAAGGCGTACAAATAGATAGTATAACTTTCTATTTCTTTATTATTATGTGGACAAAAGAAGAATTAGAAAAGAAAACAAAAGAAGAATTAATAGATATCATTATTCAGATACAAATAGATATTGTAGAAGAAAGAAATGAAATTTATGATGCTTTTGATTAATTCATTCACTTAAATAAATCAATTATTAACAATTAAAAAAATCAAGAATTATGAAGAATTTTATGAATTTAACAGCAATTGTGTTAGGTGTAGCAATGTTACGTGATAAAACAGCTGATGGAGCATACAACTTTGAAGCTGGAATGAAAAAGCAAGAAGAAAAAGACGGCAAAGTTGAAGCATCAGCAGTTACTGAAGCAAAGAAACAGATTCAACAGGAACAACTTGAACGTGATTCTCGTGAGGTAAAACGTAGAATTCAGGACTGTGAAAAAGCTGTTTCTAGAGCTGAAAGATACGGACGTTTTGCATCAAAACACAAAAACATTATGAAAGATTTTTCTGAAAGTCTGAAGAAAGCTCAAGCTGAATTTGAAGCTACTGGCGATTACAAAGCTTGGGACAAACAGTATTCAGAACTTACAGAAAAGAAAGACGAATCTATTGCAAAAGCGAAAGAAGAAGTCTTTGGTTCAAGATACGAAAACATCTATCTTTAATCAACATCCAAACTCTAAATGCTTTTTATGCTAAATAGAGTAAAAGTAAGCCCTGCAAATTGTATAAGTCGCATTGTCGCATTAAGGAGTTCAGGCAAAATGAACTGAATTGACAGTTCTATTTAATGCTTTTATGCTAGTAATAGGATATTATGCCTACTGATCATGTGCTATAAATAGATCATTCTTTATTTAAATGCTTTTATGCTAGTAAAATAAAGGATAGTCTCATAGACGAAAAACAGTAAGTATATCAAAATACATATACATATAGTACTTTATGTCTATATTTCAATTGAGTCTCTAGCTTGCTAGATGAGCACTTGGTATAATATGTATTCTGTCAAAGACTATAAATTCTAAAGTAATAGCAGCTTTATGCTATTATATACTAGATTTAATGCTTTTATGCTAATAATCAACAGTATGTACTATTACTTTAGAATTACATATTAAGTATAGAGAGTTTGATCGCTTTCTATACTACTAAAAGAGTATATTGCACTATTATATCAACCCAATGATATATGAAAACTCGTGTATGATGTATATCTCTCTAATTGAGGCGTTATCCGATTTGCCAGGATATGAAGGCGCAGAGGTGTGCAAAACTCTTTACAATATTGACTGTTAGGTCATTGGATGAATCGTTTGGACGAGGGTTCGACTCCCTCATGCTCCACGCCCTTTGCGGTTGAATAAAACAGTTGGAACAAACTAAAAATGTACGTGTACATATAACTAGTCCAATAACGGAGTGTCCCGCACGGTTGCAGCAAAGAACCGTTAGCTGCCGTTTGACCGTAGCGTATAACGGCACATTGGGGCATTATGGTTTTGACAGCGAGGATGAAAATGAATAGGTCAATAAACGTCAGAAATGACAAACATTTTGTAACAGATTATACTCGCCTGAGTGCGTGATAATCTCTAGGGGAGTAATACCGTAATCCTAGTTTATCAACTCTTTATTTAAAGAGAAACGGTTATTCTTGATGGGGTTGTGAAATAGATTAGAACGCTAGAAATAGTGACAGTCGCCTCAAAGTATTCTTTGATATAGAATATAAAACTAAGGGTCACGGATCGTGCAATTGGTTAGACACAAGCAGACAATGCCTAAGAGTGTAGGTTCGAATCCTACTCCGTGAACAATATTATTAAAAATTAAAAAAAAGTAAGAATATGAATGTAGATCAACTATTGAAAAGTAAATCTTCTAAGGAAAAGATGGATTTTTTGAATGCGATGAGATGTAAAGTAACAGCTAAGTTAAAAACTACTGATGAATACAAAATTTCAGAAGCATTACTACTAGTAAGTGAATTTGTTAATACTACTGATGTAGACCAAATATTTTTACAAAAGATAGAAGATAAATCGACTAAATCAGTTAAAATTGATAAAAGCACTGTAGTACTTCCTACAGAAATACTAGGTCAAGGTGTAGATCAAATACCTTTACAAAAGTATGATGTTATAAAAGCTAAAATAGGTCCATGTGAACATTATGGAGTAATCTATAAAATAGATGCAGAACTAAATATAGCTTGGATAGTAAATATAACTAGTGATATTACTTTAGATAATTTAATTCCTATTAAAAGAAGTAGAATATTTAAAACTTTCTTTTGTGCCTATTTCCATCCTATATTCTTAAATAAGAATAGCTATACTTTTTGTAATGTTTTTGATAATAAACAAGAATTTGATGAAGTAATAAGAATCATTAAAAGATATTATAAAGAAAATTTTAGAGTATGAAAATAAACTATAACAAAGTATCAATTATTCCTTTAGATTACAGTAAAAATGAAAAAGGATTGTGACTAGCAGTTAAAAGTAATAATAAATATGCTCTAAGACTGTTAGCAATATTTGAAACAGGTCTTATTGAACAAATTAAGATAACTGATCAAGATTTGTTTGATTATAATGCATTTCATAGTTTAAAAGAAGCTTTATTAGATTATGATTTTACATTACCAAAAAATAGTTATAACAAATTAGATGCTATTGCATCTATAAATGAAAAGAAACATTATGAACAGTATTTAAAAATATTTTGTAGATGAAAAAGAAAACTTTAAATCAATTAAAGGCTAGTAAGAGAAATTTTGCTCTCTGGTGTTTAGCTGGTATAATTACTAAGTTATACTATATTAAACATTTTGCTAGAGATACCGAAATAGTAATTAGAATAGATACTATAATAACAGCAATAGAAAGATTACAGTCTGCAATTAGAGAAACTACTTATGAATCGTGGTCGGCATAAGAAGAGTAATAAAGAAAAAGAACTTTATACTCAAAATGAGATTCTATGTAATATAGAAAAAGAACTTTATATATTATTAAAATTATATAGAAGCAATGGATTTTGTAATACAAAATCAATTTATGCACTAGCTAGTATTAGTTCTGATAAATTATTAGAAATTCGTATAGTTGCTTGGTATATAAATGATATATATTATTTAAAGGACTTTATATCAAAAGTTAGAAGAATGCTCAATTCAGCGACTGTTGAAAATAGTATATATTCAATTAGATTTGAATTTGGAGATAATTTTAAAATATTTAAATATAAAGCATAATGACTAAAGGTTTAAGAGGTTTTATTAGAAGAAAATTACCAGCAACATGGGAAACTATTCTTACAAGAGAACGCAAACTTACTGTATTCATTGAGTATGTGTATGAATCAACTCCATCAGTAATGAAGGGAGGTAGAGGTTGGCGACGTGGTATACATAATATCACTGTCGGATATAATAGATGCAAAATTTATGAAATGTTTCAAGCTGAAAAGAGTAAAGAAGGCTTGTTATATTGGGTAGGCATCCATAATAAAATTAAAGATCTTGAACATCAAATGAATTAACATGGAAATTGTTCAATATGTTCGCTGGACTGAACCAGGAGAGCGAGAAAAATTACAAGAAGTAATGCAGCAGTGTAACGGAGAAATGGAATTTAGAAAAAAAGTAGCTTCTGAATTTAATATTAGTCCAATGGATGCAGCTGTTGTAGTAAAAAGATTCAAAAACGAATTTATCAAAATACTTAAAACAAAAGGATTATGTTAAAAGCAGGTATGTGGATCGCACAAGGTCCAGAAACTAATGTATTACTCCTTTTAAGTGGAGTAGAACCGTTATTAGAAGTAATTGGTGCAATAGATCTTAATTACTTTAAACAGAACGGAAAAGCAAAAGATCTTACTAAAGACAGCCCTGAAGTAGTAGATATTATGATGTATCCTGAAAAGTATACATTTGCATTGCCGTCTATTACTGAAGTAATTGATGGAGTTGGTATAGGAGATTTACAAACTCTTGAAGGTATAGGTGAAGATTCTAGAAAAGATAAGATTATTGAAGAAGGTATTTCTTATTATAGAACAGCTTTGCCATTATATGGTACAGAACAGGCTAAAGTAAGAACTAGATTGCATTTAAAAAAGAAATACAATCTAAAAATGTCTCAAGCTAATTATATATTCACTGTAGTATGTAAAGCACTTAACAGAGAACCATAATGAGCGATTTTAAGAGACTTATTGAAGCACTCAATGCTGAATTAGAGGAACCTTATAGGTTTACTTTAGATAAGATTATATCAACAGCTAACTATGATACAAAAGTATTAGGATATGCTGATAGTGTATTAGAAGATTGGGTAAATATACCACCTAATCTAAGACTAAAATTAGTTACTAGTATAACTTGTCTAAGTATCAATAAGTGGATAAATAGAAGACTATGGATGGATATTCTTAATAATCTATTAGAAGATAAAATAATAAATTTTAACACTAGATTAGTAAGAATAAGGATTGCTATTAATATGTCATTAAAGATGGCATATCCTCTCAATGAAGAAGAGAAAGAAGAATGGCGAGAACACATTTCTGAAGTATTTTATAAGAGATGTTTTGCAATAAATAATTATTATTGCAGAGAGATCATAAAACTTCCCTTCTAATTTTAAGGGTTATAGTTATTGAGTTAACTATAACTCACTAAATCCTAATTTAGCTTTATATGACGCAAGAAATTATTGATCTCATAGAGCAAGCTAAAAAAGGTTCTCAAAAAGCATTTAGTGAATTATATTATAGATATAAATCAAACATTTGGTATACTATACTTAATGTAGTAAAAAATACGGATGTTGCTGATGATTTAACATCTATAGTATTCACTAAAGCTTATGAGAAACTTTCTACTTATGTAAATCATATTTCATTTGAAATGTGGTTAAAAACAATTGCTGTAAATGCATCAATTGATTATATACGTAGAAATAAAAAAGAGCAATTAAATAACTATGTTGATGAAGATGAAAGTCCTATTCAACTATCTGATTTAGAGAAGAGTCCTGAAGAAAATTTAATTCTAAAGGAAAAATTAGATATAGTCTTACAAGCTATACCTACTTTAAAAAAGAAATATAGAGATTTAATTAATGCTCGTATAGATGGCTTATCTTATAAAGAAATAGCTAAAGAGCTTGCAATGAATGAATTAGCTGTAAAAGGTGATTTAAACAAAGCAAGACAAAAACTTAAACAGAAAACAGATTATTAACAAATACTTTCAACAATTATGACTAGTTTTTGTTTACTCCTTTTAGGAGCAATAGCATCTTTTATCATTTCTAGAATGTGTAAAAGTGCTGGATTGTACGTATTCTTAGTATGCGTACTTTTACTAGGCTTTGTTGTAGGTACTGGAGTAAAAAAGGTAGTTGCAAATACCTCTAATACTCCTTCTCAAGAGTTAGTTGTTACTATAGCTCCTAATCCCACATCTCAAGGTTCTACTGCTTTTGTAGGGACAGTAGATAACCAATCTTACGAAATGGGTCAGGAAGACGGAGGTGAGACATTAGTAACAACTGATAGAGATAAAATACCTACTATGCCTAATGATGCAGAGATAGAGGATGACAGTTGACTATACTTAATTTATAATTTGAGTGTATTTAATTGTTAAGTTATTAATTTATTTAAGTAAAGCTGAAGAAAGGCAGCGTAATCATAATCAATATGAGTAAAAAGAATAAAGGCGGAAAGACTCCAAGTGCAAAAGCAGCAAGAAATTTAGAAGCTTTAAAGAAGGCTAAAGAAACCATAGAATCTAAAGCTAAAGTAGAAGAAACAAAAGTAGAAGATCCTAAACCAGTGGAAAAGAAAATTGAAGAAAAACCTGCTGAAGAAAAGAAGAAAGGCGGTATTTATCAGACTCCTACTGGTAAAACAGCATATGAAACTCATATGTTGTGTACAAAATCACCGTATATGAGTTTGCTTTCTCTCAAAATTGAGAAAGACAGTAAAGGCATTGAGAATATCAAAGCTGACTGGAAAAACAATGAAACTAGTGAAACTACAAGTGTACTTTTCCCAGTTTCAAACGTAAAGAAAGGAGACGGTATTGATGTAAAACGGATCAAAGAAGGAATTAAGAATCCTATTCCTGCTAAGACTCCTGAAGCTAAACCAGCAGAAGAGCCAAAGAAGGAAGATCCTAAACCAGAACCAGTTGACAAAAAACCTAAACAGCAGAAGTCAAAGAAGGAGAAGATAGAAGAAGTAGAAGTTGAAGAAATTGATTTAGCTAGTACTCCAACTATCAAAACAAGCAACTCTCCTGTACCTAACGTTGTAACTCAGAACAGTGACAGAATTGATGCAAATCACTCAGTAGATTTGATGAATGCAATTTTGAAGCGTCGTGAAGAGATTAAAGACGATCGGGCGATGTATCAAGCAACAGGAAAACAAGCAGACCTTATGATGTTTGTATTGATTCAGAAGTGGAATAACCAGTTCAAGAATGATGCAAAAGAACAAGGTTTTGCTGTGAACGAAGAAATGTTTAATTACTTAAATGATACAGCTTCTTTGTTCCTCGGTGTTAATTTACTTCCTAGTAAGACATCAGATGGACAGCTTGAGATTAACTTCAAAGATGCTGTCGCAAAAACAAATCCTGAAATGCAGAAAGCTTTAGAGCAAGATGCTAAAGCTCCTGAAAGTCAGAGTATTCCGAAACCTGAAGAATGCGTTACTGACGAACAAAAAATAGCTGCAATGTGCACTATTATGAACATGCGGCACAAACAAAAATCAGGAGGAATAGGTAAGAACATAACAAACATGATTGAGTTTGCACGGTCTGCCTATAATCTTGATAAAGATGCAGAACCAGCACAAGTATTAGCAACTGTATTGCTTAAAATGAAAGAAGCAGGACGGAATGCTACATTACTTGAAGGTTGTACAAATGCTGTTTGGGGTAACTTAAACGGTAATTTGTCAGTTTTAGCAGCACATGCTTGGCTTAAGAACCAATTAACTACATACAACGATGCGCAAGTTGCAAATGTAGTAAAGGTATTCTTAGCTAAGAAGATTACTGATGAAACTGTAAAGAGCAACAATTATGAAGAAGAAGCAAAACAGTATTCTCAATTAGTTAGTGGAACTAATGACGATCTGATCAATCGTATCATTACTTCAGCTAAAAATGAAGGTAAAGATGAAGACAAGCTGGTATATCCAGAGATTAAAGGTCTGAATCTTAAGGGTAAACACATTTCAGCAGTAAAGACCGTGAACAATTTACGGATTGCCTATGGTACTGAAATGAGTGACAAGATGATGAAGCAAATAATGCAACAGGTTTCTAGTTTGTATACATCAACTTCATTAAATCCTCTTACTTTCTATGTTGAGAAATCTGCGTATGCTACAAAGAAGTAACATTTAACGCATTATCAAAATGAGTAAAAGACCAACAGTTTTAATTACGCTAGCAATGCTAGCTTTCGGTGGTTACGTAGGTTTTGTAACTAATTATACAAATACCGCCACCGCACATGAATATGTGATTCCGAAGTTCACAGATATACCTCGGACAAAAGATTTTAATATTAATATTGATTTGAACAACAACGCTATAAAATTAGATGGACAAAGCAACCCAGAACAAAATATTAATGTTGAAATCAAAAAGAAAGACAGTATTATATACTTAACTTCTGTTGTAGAGAAGAAAGTAGAAGTACCTAAATATATTAGAGTACGTGAAATGCCGTCAGTTAAAGAGAATAAAACCAGTTGTACGGATATTCTCAAAAAACTTAAACAATCAGAGAAGAGAAATCTGAGCCGCAACTAGAATAGCCAATGCGGTTATAGAGCTACAATGGTGTAATCCAGAGATACCTAAATCAAAGGATATAAAAAGTAAATGGTGAAATTACTTTTAAACATGATAGTACAGAATATTAGTAGGAATAGGGTATAGCTACAACTATAGACTATTACTGAAAGTATAATAACTTGTTATGTCTATATACTATCTATAGACTGAAAAGATAACAAGAAATAGGGAGAGCGTGTACAACCCTATTGTATCTATGAGAACCGTTTGGAGATAGAATACAGAAGACGCGATTAGTAAGGAGCAGCTTACAAAATCGAACCGTACAAGGGGAACGAAATCCTCTTAAGTTACTCGCAGACTTATCATAGTTTGAATCAAGAAGGAGTAATAAACACGATGATGCCCAACAAATCGTGGTGTCCAAGACCACGTGCTGAACATTATCGAGCATATAACGCTCTAGGGTAGCTCCAAACTCCCCTTTACGACATAGATCGTATAAAAATGTCAGTATAGTGTTCTATACTTATCTAAACAGTTATATTGTAACTTAATAAGTTTAGAGATAGTATATATGAAGGTACTTAGTTATAATATTATAGCACTACTTATTGAAAAAATATTGATAGATTATCTGGATTAGGTCTAAACCTATACATAATGTTATGTTAATCAGTACATAGCTAATCCTAAGCTTGTATTACTATACATTCCAGTATAGAGGGATAGAGTGACGAAGTGAGTAGTAGATTGTGTGCCTTTTGGCTGAGTAGCAATGATCCAATATTAATAAATAAGGAATCCTGCAACGGACCTCTTCAGGAAATGAGGAGTATGTGAGTTCAAGTAATATTATAACAAACTCAGTTGTTATCTTATCTGAGTATAAACCTAGAGTGCTTTGCAACAGGAATATAAAGATAACTAGCGGATGAAGTGCGCAATAACACTATTTCAATACTAAGCAGAAGACATAAAGCTTAGAAGTACTAAATTATTCTTATCCAGAAGCATAACTGGAGTTTTATCAAATTTGCACAAGGTGAGATACTCTATCCTTAAGAGTATATGTGAAGGTGAGCATCGCCCCACTCCTGGGATGAAGAGAAGCGGACACATTAAAAGACGGACACGAAGCAGATCGGAGAAAAATCTGTGTATTGCACTAGATAGTAGTCTTAACGGGAAGTGACAGAATGTAAATCTATTTAGGAAGTCTTTATTACGAGAGAATTAACATGTTTAACTTAACTAATGAGGAAGTTCAATGGTAGGTTTTAGGACGAGTAGTGATAAGATGACGAAAGTAAATCCGAGCCACCCTCGACTGTACAATATAATTGCTGACATTAGAACCATCTAAAGTATATTGCGCAACAATATATGTAAAGTGACGCTGATTCCTTACATTAAAGGATGATAGGTGGAAATCCTAAGAATTATGTGCAGAATAAGAACAAAGTCGTAAGTACACGCAGCAGTTAGAGTAAACTAACAAGGCTATAGAGTGGGTGTTTTGAAACATAAACAGCTCAGTAATAAAACCGGTAGAAGCATTACCGATAGTTAATTATAACATTTGTAAGTTATAAGGCATATGCAGTACTCCTTACTATAATAGGAAAAGAGCACGTTTGCTAGCGGTTACTGTTAGGCTCTTTAAATAATCAGAAACCTAGCATAACATTCGATTTTCAGATAATTTCAGTTATAATGTTATTTGATGGGTATAAATCTCCTACCGTTGGAGTCCCGTTGTACCTCTTTAGGTATTAACTAGCATAACATTCGATTTTCAGATGTCGAATTACATATTTCTTTAGTTTAGTATTAATAATCTTATGAAGAACGGCTGACTCATCTGTCTAATGAGTAAAGTCCTACGGGGAATGCCGAGTGAAGTAATAACATCACGTTCTAGTAGTAATATTAGTAATATGAAGACTTATTTTATAGTTTTTTCAGATTAATATCAAATCTTAGCAGAATTACGTTATAGAGTTCATATTGTTTGAATACAAAAGTAGCATTTGAAGTTTAATTTTAAACGAGAGATACAAGACACTCTACTACTTATATGAAGAACTCTATAGCTCAACTTTTTAAGTAAACATAGTATTAACTAACTCCGTAGGTAAAATCAATTACGGAATCAAGAAAGGAGAAAATTATGGATAAAAATTATGAAAGCGTGTTTAAGAATCCTGAAGGATTTACTCAGCAAGAAGTATCATCATTACGTACTAAAGTAATTGCTTATAGCCGGGCATTGGTTGGTCGGCGGTTAGCTATTCCTGTAAGTGATAATTTGGATTTGAATTACAAGAAGAAACTAGCTGGCGATATGACAGGTTTAGTACTTGCAAATCCTATGAAAAAGTACATGATTGAAACTGTCGATTTATTCAATGTAGATATCGTGCGGACAGCAAATGGCAAAATTGTCATTATGTTCAATAATGATGAAAAATTGCAATTTGACTTACGGGCTGATGTAGATACTATTCTGAAAGCTGGTCCGAAGGATGTTCAGGACGCTATTCTGAAATTTGAAGCAACAGGAGAGCGGAGTTTCTTCTGGAATGTGAAGATGGTAACTGAAGTTGTCACTCAGTTAAATCAAAGTAATTTAACTGATCTTAACAATTTTATTGATGAGTTAGCAAACCAAGGTGCTTCTTTGGAACAAATCAACAAGATTACTAAGGACGACACTGAAGCTTACTATAAAAGCATTGACGAGTAATCATTCTTAAGTATATAAACTATGGCAACAAATAAGAAGCCAATAGATTCATATCACTTGCAAATGTTAAAGCTAATTATGTCAGATCCACGTATTCAAAACAATTTGCTGATGGATGGAAGCAAAAAGATAAATGTTGGAACTGATGGAACTATATTAATAGGACGCCACAAATATGGTTGGGTAAATAAGTGGTTTAATTCCTATTATGTAATAGACTTTTTTAGTTTAGTACAAAGAATAGCTTTCATCATTACAGGTGTAGAAAGTAACAATTGTGATAAGTCAGGTTTGGTTGGGTTTCTGACAGAAGCAATTGACAAAGTACTTAAGAAAGATGAAAAAGAGAAAGTAATCGAGTTACTATTGTATTATTGTACATTACTTGATGAAAACAGTCCATTGAAATTGACCTATGATATTACAAAAGATGACCCAGGCTTTGATAAAAATATGGGTAATAGCAAGCGTCGCAGAATGGTTGGGATAGCTAATGCTTGTATTGACTTTGGGTATGAAAGAATACCCGTTAATTTGCATGTTGAAGGAGATTTATAATCGAATATATACATTTGGTTGGGTTCGTATTAAGTAGAAAATAATTGAAAACAACATAAAACCAGTAAGAGTATATACATTTGGTTGGGTTCGTATATACTCTTACTAAATTGCCTCTGATAATGTTACTAAGGTAACTAAGTGTTGGAAAGCCGAGAGAATAAGAATCGGATGCCATATCGAGATGTGACAGAGGCTCTAGAATTTGATCTTGCCTGTCTTAATTCTTAATTTTTTGTAGTATATCAGTGGTCTGTGAAGATAGCTGATATTTTAAGTTATTAAACCTTGATCAGTTTAATAGCTACACAGGTAGACTTTCTAATATACTAAAAATAATTAATTAATTGTCAAATTATTAAAATCAAGTATATATGAAAGCAAATAATTTTATTGAAAAACGTGATAAACTATCAGCAGATATTACTAAGTATTGGAATATTATCTCTATTGAAAATGTAGTAAATCGTAACTATAAACGTACTTACGATTTGAAAGAACTTTATGAAACTATTAAAGGTCTTACGGATGAACGAGTAATAGTTAAATTAAAGATACTATGTATTAATATGGGATTGAAGAAATTCAGTGATTTACCTGTTGATTGTAATCAATTAGATGTATTTAAACTGTGTGAATTGCAGGAAATGAAAGTACATCTTAGTCGTATACGAACTTTGAATCCTGTTCTTAAATCTAAGAAAGGTAAAAAAGCTCTAAATAAGACTGAAGTTTTAACTTCTAATTGGGTTAAAGCACGAATAAAAGAACTCGATCTAGAGATTCTGAAGTTGAAAGAGAAATTGACTAAGTTCAATGAGGAAACGGATTTTGATGATTCTGCTGCTCCTATGTGTTTAGCAGCTTAAAAAAAATACAGAAAGAAGTATAACTGAATACAATTCAGAACGACATAGATGTGTCAGGGATGGCAGGGTGCTTGCACAGCTAAACTGACTATACTTCTTTCTATAAATTAATTGGGAGCGGTAGAAGGAGTACGTACAGGAAACTTTAAAACATTAATCTACTTAGTTCCCTTAGTCATTAATTTTTAAATATCAAATTATTATGAATCAAGAAACTAGAAATAAGAAAAATGCTAAATATCAGCAAAACTTACAAAAACGTTATGGATTAACTAAATCCTCAGATTATAAAGCAATGTGTAGTAAAGGAATATCTTTGTCAGAAAAAATTAAACCTATGACAAAAGAATATACAACTACTCGCCGTCATGATAAAATAGTAAGTAGAGAAATATATACTTACAAATGGACTCCTGAAGCTACTAATGCACGTAAAGAGTATCATAAAACAAAAAATGGAATAGCTAGTATTCCTAAGAAACCTACACATCAATCTGATAAGAAGGATAAAAAACAGTTATTAGAAGAACGTCCTTATTCTGATTACCGTAATAAATTGGTACAGAATTTGTATGGTAGCAATAAAGCAGAAGTTATTGCTAAACAACAAGCTTACGTAGCAACTCATGAAGAGAAGATTAAGAAGATAATTAAACAACTTCAAGAGCATAAGATGTCTAAAACACTACATTATGTGAAACAAAGACCATATAAAGTAGTTATATCTACTTATGATAATGAAGAGTTTAAAGTAAGCTATACTAACCTTCCGGTTAAACAACTTACTGAAGTAGTTACTAAAATAAATAAAAAGTTATCTAAACATGATAACTATAAATGCATTACTATTATAGATAGAGTAACTTTAGAAAAGAAATGCTTTGCTAAACATTTGCCAGAGATAAAGCAAGCAGCGTAGAGCGAAGAGACTTTTAGCAGGATAGTCTATAAAGAATCCTGCCTCTAGATTCTGTAGTTCAAGGGATAGAACAAAATTCTTCTAAAATTTAAATCTCAGTTCGAGTCTGAGCAGAATCACTACAAATTTATACGCTATGAAGATAAGAGGAAAAACAGTATATGTTTATGATATTGAAGTTTTCCCTAATGTATTTCATTGCACAGCAAAGAATACTGAAACAGGGGAGTTTCATAAGTTTGAGATATCTTGTAGAAGAAATCAATTAGTAGAACTAGTTAATTTCTTTCATGTACCAAGTATTAGTGTACCACTGAAATTTGGAGATATCTATACTACTGAAACTCAAATAGATTCAGATAAAATCTTTGCAGGATATAATAATTTACATTATGATAATCCTATTATTAATTATATAATAGATTATTATGATGTACTTAAAGAGAAAACATATTTAAGAATATGTGATAGTATCTTTAACTTAAGTAGAACTATAACAACATCTCAAGCAGATGATAACATAGAGGCATGGAAAAAGTGGAAATATCAAGTATGGTTTGATTCCTTTGATATTCTTACTATGTTATATTCACAGAAACTACGTGTTGGGTTGAAGGAAATGCAAGTAACTATGCAATATCCTAATGTTCTAGAATTTGATGGAGACTTTAATAAGTTTTTGGAAGAAGATAGAATAGAAGAGATGATAGAGTATAATGTGAATGATGTTAATTCTACTGAAGAATTATTAAATCGGTGTAAGGAAGATGTAGATTTAAGAATAGCTATCGAAGATGAATATGGAGTAAGAGTGTTAAGTAAAGATGGAGTAAACATTGGAATGAAAATTCTAACGCAGAAATATCTTGAAAAGACAGGCTTAAAATGGTGGGATATTAAAGATTTAAGAAGCCCAGCAGATGTTATAGCATTAAATAAAGTAATATTACCGTTTATAGAATATAAAGATCCTATACTTTGCAATGTATTATCTAATATGAAAAAACAGATAGTATCTCCAGGTAGAAAAGGATATGAAAATAAGTTCGTATTTAGAGGATTAAAATATTCTGTAGGAGTAGGTGGTATACACTCTGAAAATAAACCTGAGATAATTATTCCTAAGGAAGACGAGATGTTAATAGATATTGATGTTGCATCTCTATATCCGAGTATGATAATAGAGTATAAATTCTACCCAAAACATTTGGGTCCTGAATTTCTAGAGGTTTATGATGATATTAAGGTTGAACGAATTGAAGCAAAACATAATAGTATAATTACTAAAGATAAAACACTAAAACTTGCATTAAACGGTCTTAGTGGTAATCTACAAAATGAACATAATTTTTGTTATAGTCCATTTACAGTAATGCAAATTAGAATTAATGGACAGTTGTTATTACTTATGTTAGCAGAAAAATTATCTGATATAGGCTGTAGAATAGTACAAGCAAACACAGATGGTTTATTTGTTCTTCTTAAGAAAAATTTGTATGAAAAATTACAAAGTATATGTAAGGAGTGGGAACAACAAACGAAACTTATCCTAGAGGAAGATCGTTTTGAAGCTATGTATCAATATGCTATTAATGATTATATAGCTGTAAAAGAAGGTTATCAAGCAATGAAAAAATTGTTTGAAAATGAACCAGAAAAAGCTCTAAATAAAAAAGGTAAACCTTATACTTCTTTAGATATGATTAAAAAAGATTATGTTAAAGAAAAAGGTATGTTTATTACTAAGGTTTTACTTGGTAAAGGAATGTCTGCAAAGATTATTCCAGAGGCAATTAGAGACTATTTTGTTGATGGTGTTCCAGTAAAAGATACTATCTACAATTGCAAAGATATTAAAAAGTTCCTTACTTACCAGAAAGTAGATAAAAAGTTCTCTGTAGAATATAATGGAGAACTAGTACAAAGAATTAATAGATTCTATGCATCTACTAATGGTCCTTATTTATATAAGTGTAAAATAGTAGAGAGAGATGTGGAAATACCACAATATCTCGTATGCTTTAAAACAGGAGAAACTATAGTAACTACAGATAAAGATCAGTTTTGGTATGATCCTAATGTAGAAGATATGTTACCTTACAGTACAAAAACTATTACTAAAGGTACTAGAGTAGATTATACTAATCTACTTACTGCATCTGGTGTTACTATACTAAATAAATTTGATGATAAACCTATAGAAGAAAGAAAGATCAATTATCGTTACTATTTAAAGGAAGCGTTAAAGATCGTTGAAGAATTAAAACCAAGACAACTAACGTTGTTTTAACAAATATTTCCAGATTGTATCAAAAGTTAGTTCATAAAATACTGTATTATGATACTAGAATTAGATACAACATTATTAGATATTTTTGGAGAAATATCAATTAATCAGTTAGTATTTTTAACCCTTGTATTGAATGATAATCAAAGTAATAATCAAGACGTTCACAAGTTTCTCAGCCGAATAAGTGAAAACGACATACAAGAGTTAATCAACAATGACCTTATCTCCTTTACTACTTCAGGAGATAATAAAATTTATAGTCCTACAGAAAAACTATTATCAAGTATAAAACAAGATAAGACATGGTTTGATGAGTTCTATGAAGTATTTCCAGTGTATGTTATAAGACCAGATGGTACTAAAGGTTTTTTACGAGCTAATATAAACAAGTGTCGTAAAGAATATAATCGTATTGTTGGTAAGTCCAAAGCAATGCACGAACATCTTCTTCAATGTCTTCAATTTGAAATTGAAAACAAAATGATAACTGGTAAAATTAGTTATATGAAGACGATGTGGAAATGGCTTACTCAACATGAGTGGGAGGTTATTGAAGAGCAAATGAGTTATGAAACTGAAACATCTGTAAGTTATGGAGAATACGGAACAGAATGCCGTTAAAATACTACCCTTTGAGTCAATATCTCAGGTAGCTAATAAATCCATAAACTACATTAAAGCTAGAAAAAATCATAGTATAGTATCTCTAAAAACTAGATGGGATAAATTCAATAAAGCTACTGGCGGAATTGAACCTAATATGATATTTACTATAGCTGGTATATCAGGCAGCGGAAAGAGCTCAGTTGCAAATATGTTAGTAATGGATTTAATTGATCTTAATCCTGATCAGGATATCGTAGTATTATACTTTAGTTTAGAAATGGTAGACTACAGAAATGTTGGTCGTGTAATAAGTAATAAAACTAAGAAAACTGTATCTGAATTATATAGTTCAATAGATACACTTAGCGATGAAGACTTATTAAAAGCTGAATCGGCAGCTGAAACCATTAAGAAATACAATATATACTTTGTTGATAAAGTATGTAATGTAGAAGAAATAGGTAATACTATAGATTACTTTCATAATACTATAGCTAACGGTCGTTGGCTAATAGTAGTATTAGACCATGTTCTTCTAGTAAATGGAGAAGGTGGAGAAAGAAGTACAATAGTCGATTTACAGAAAATGTTTATACAGAAGAAAAAACTTTCTAACACTAGTATAATACAGCTTTCACAGATGAATCGAAATATTGAAAGTCCTGATAGAATTAATAATCCAAGTACTCACTTCCCTATGAGAAGTGATTTATCAGCATCTGATGCAATATTTCAAGCAAGTGATTTCGTAATAGCAGTTCATCGCCCAGAAATCTTAAACCTAGCTATCTATGGTGTAAGACGTCTACCTGTAAAAAATAAGGTTTATATGCATTTCTTAAAAGTAAGAGATGGAGAACCATGTATATTAGAATTTGAGAATGAACTTCAATATGGTAACTTAATTGAAACTAATACTGCAAATGCTGAAGAACAAAAAGTAGTATTTAAACAAATTAAAAAAGGCTGATTATGAAAGGTTTTACAATTAGACTTCCGAAACAAAATATTGACCCACAAGGTTCTTTGAAAAATCGTATATTAAACGAAGTTAAAAACCGTCTACCATTTGCTAAATGGTATGGAATTCATACTCCGGAAGATCCGGAATATAGTGTATCCTATGCAGGTCCTGATGACTTGTTATGCTTTGGATGCAATCGTAATGCACATTTCTCTGCATTTAACAGAAAATATTATCGACCGACATGTTCCTATGATAATTGTCTTACATGTCCGTTCGCAAATCGAGCATTTAAGCTACGTCAATATGATGCCGTTTCAGAATTTGATATGGCATTGAAACGTTTAGCAGAATATGCTAAGATTATGGAAGACTATGAAGAAGATCGTGGATACGATTTTACTTATATGGGTCAACCTGTACGTATTTACCAAAAGTTTATTCAAATTGGTTATACAATTATTCCTATTGATAATCCTAGTCTGTTTTTGAATAATTATCATAAAGCAGATAAAAATAATATAGTAAATGTTATTATTAATATTAGTAATAGTACTACTGTTAATAATATCATTAACAATGAATAACAACAACTTTACATTGTGTAAAATTTCAATTTTTGTCAGATAATTTCAGAATCTCACAGGTAAAGTGTTAACCTATTTTTAATATGTTAATACTACCAAAAGAAAAAAACAAACCAAAGGTTAACAATCCAAGATTTTTAATCTTGTTTGGTCGACCTAAATCAGGTAAAACTACTTTATTATCAAAGCTTGATAACTGTCTTATTATAGACTTAGAGGGAGGTTCAGAATTTTTAGAAGCTCTCTCTATTCAAGCTCGTACTATTGAAGACTTAGGTAATATATCTAGAGCAATAAATGAAGAAACAGCTAAAACTGGTAAAAAACCTTATAAATATATTGCTATAGATAATGCTACTAGATTAGAAGAAATGTGTCTAGGATACGCAAAAGTCCTTTACAAACAGACTCCTATGGGCAAATCCTATAATGGAGATGATATACGTACATTACCAAATGGTAGTGGATATATGTATCTTCGTATGGCAGTTAGAAAAGTAATAGATATGTTTCGTAATCTCTGTGATAATTTTATTCTTATTGGTCATACTAAAGAAAAAATGATTAATAAAGAAGGAGAAGAATTATCAGAGATGGCTTTAGATCTAGTAGGAAAACTAGGTGATATAGTATGTGGAGAAGCAGATGCTGTTGGTTATGTCTATCGTAAAAAGAATGAAACTATCATATCTTTTGAAGGTGGAGATAATTCAGTAAGAGAAGCTAGAGCTCCACATATACGTGGCAAAAAGATAGTTATTGCGGAAAGCAATGAAAATAATGAAATTAACGTCCATTGGGACAGAATTTATTTACCTGAATAATAAAATATTGAAATTATGACATATAGTAAAGAACGTGCAGCAAGTATTAGCAAAAGTGATATTAAATATATTCCGGCTGGTATTATTGAAAACGTAGTGTTGAAAAGCGTAAGAACAGAAGTATCTCCTAACGGAAATCAGTTCTTAGAAATAGTATTTGAAAAAGACAGAGCAACGTTGACTCATACTGAATGGAAACCTACTCTTGGTGGATTTGTAACTACAGAAGAACAACTTCAAACAAAAATGGATAAGCAGTATTCTCGTATGTTACAAATACTTACTTGTTATTATAAAGATGAAGAACTTGATTTTAACGGAGAGAGTTTTGAACAATTTGCTCAATGGATAAATGATATGTTGAATAAAGTTGATAAAAGTAAGAAATTAAGAGTAAAAGTAGTTTATAATGACAAAGGTTATACTACTTTACCTAATTATGCTAAGTATACTTTCATTGAACCTATGGAATTAGCAGAAGGTAAAGCATCTTCTATCGCTATGCTAAATATTGACCAATTTACAAAGCCTGTTGTTGCAGATAAAGAAGTAAAGAACGATAATCCGTTTAGTGCAACTTCATCTGAAACTAATACGCAAGCTCTTACAGATACAGCAAATGATCTGCCGTTTTAATAATAGGTAGATTATAAATTATATAAATAAGGGTAGTTAATAGCTACCCTTATTCTTTTTTAATCATTAAAAAATAAATCATCATGATAGAAATTGAATATACTACAGATATAGAAAAAGATAAACCTGCACAATCTAGTGCTAAAGAACGAAAACAGGATGAATCTAAAACTAAAACAGATACTCAACAAACAGAAGTATCTGAAGCTACAGAACATGATAATCAGGTTGAAGATCAAGAAGAAAATACAACTAAAGATAATTCTTCTTGTGATCTATTAGTTGATTCTAGTACAAATCCTAAAGATCTTAAACCTGGAGATATATTTTATGGTAGTATTAAATTCATCAATATTAATGGTAAAAAGTGTGAAAAACAAGGAATTTTTTTAATAACCAGTTCTAAAACTAAAGGAAAAAGACAACAATCTAAAGAATTTACTTTATGTGATTGTGTTGGTAATGAACAGAATGTATGTAGTGGAGCTATCAAAATAGCAGATATAAAAAGTGAAAAAAAGAAAAAGCAAATAGAAAAGAAAGCTAAAGAAACTTTTAGAAATGAAGAAGATACTAAAGAATTAGTTGATAAACTAGAGAAAAAGCAAGAAGAAGAAAAGCGTCTAAAAGAAATACAATTTTCTTTCCAATCATTAGAACCAGAAGATAAACTTAAGAAGTTAATTGAAGCTGGTATGAACAATATCTGGATGGTTGGTCCAGCTGGTTGTGGTAAGTCAACTATTGCTCGTAATATAGCTAAGGAATTAGATATTCCTTACTTATGTATCTCTTGTGGTATTGGTACTTCAGCAACAGAATTTACAGGATATAAATATCCTACTCGTGAAGCAACTAAATTTGCTGAATTCTATGCTAAGAAGTCACTGATTCTTATAGATGAGATGACAGCACTCGATCCATCTGTAGCACAGGTTATTAATGCAGCATTAGCAAACAGTGAAATAGAAACTACAACAGGAACTGTCTTACGACATTCTGAGTGTATTATCGTTGCTACATCAAATACTTTCGGTAGTGGAGCAGACCGTCAGTATGTTGCTAATAACCAATTAGATGCTTCAACAATTGACCGATTTACTGGAGCTATAATTGAAGTAGATTACTCTAAAAAATATGAGTCACAGTTTGATCAAGAAGTAAGAGATTATATACATTTATTACGTGCTTGTGTCAAAACAAATTCATTACGTCGTATTGCTTCTACTCGTATGATTCAAGCAGCAGAAAAGATGAAAAAGATAGGTATATCTGATTGGAGAGATTTACTTATTATTAATTGGTCTGATACTGAAAAGAAAATAGTAGGACAGTATATTAAACAAGTAGAAAGTACTAGGCTTGAAAGAGCTATAGATACAGCTATTAAGCAAGGTTCTAATTGGGCAACATTTAAAGCAGCGGCATAATGGAAGAATTAAACTTAAATATTAATATAAATTCATTAGATGAATTTTATAGAGAATGTGATAATATTGAAGGTGGTAATCCGTATGAAATAGAAAACATAGAAAATAATGACGATCCTAGTTTTAGAGGATTATCGTTAGAGAAAATACATAGCTCTAAGTATAATTATACTGAAGGTCTAGAAAATCTAAAGAAGATAGAAAAAGATATAAACTTAGGTGGTCGTAAACATAAATATAAGTATGATGATTCTGATGGAGATGATATGAACTTTGATCGGTATATAGAAGGTCTACCTAGCCTAAAAAAGAGAATACCTACACATGGTGTAGGTACTGGTAAGTTTGTTAAACTTCATATTTCTATATGTGAAAATTGCTGGTGTTCAGCGAAAGCATTAATGACTAGAGCTTATACAGCAATGAGAATTATAGATATGCTAGAATCTCAGGGATATAGAGTACAAATATCTGCGTATGCAGATAATGAAAATCCTGGTACTCTAAATGGTCAAAAAGTTAAATATCTTGGAGTAGAAGTTGTAATTAAGAAATTTGAAGATCCTTTAATTAAAGGACAAGTTCTTACAGCAATATCTCCTTGGTTCTTTAGATATTGGATGTTTAAATTCTGGAATGCTAAATTTATGATGAATTGGGGATATGGACATTCAATTAGACCAATAAAAAAAGAGTCTACTTCTGACATTTATATTCAAACTGGTGAAGCCTTGACAGAAGAAGATGCAGAAGAGACTATAAAAAGAATAAAGGAGCTATTTGATAAAGTCGAATAGTTTCCAACTACTAGGAGAACTGACAATTCTACATGGAACTATCAATTTAAGGATATTAGATAATTTATGGACATAATGCTTTATTTTTTTAATAATCAGAGTGGCAGAAGTAAATAAAATCTATCTCTGGATAGGCGTGGTTCGATTCCCGACTAGTAGCAAACTAAAACAAAATTGCATATGTATAGTAGAAAGCGAGCAAAACTCCCAGATAATATTACTATAGATTGGATACTTTCTAAAGTAACAGAGTATGATATATATGCAAAATATATAGGTCAATTTAAAGTAGGTATGATATACAATAGTCCTTTTAGAAAGGATAAAAATCCATCATTTGGTATTTACTATAGTAAACGTACTAAACAACTACTTTTTAAAGATCATGGAACAGGTGAATGTGGTAATGTAATTAAGTTTGTATCATTATTTACTGGTAAAACAGAGTATAATGATATATTGTCTGACATAGTAAATAAACTTAATATTACTAATAACACTAAACTCGTTAGCTCTAAGCAATATATACCGTCAACTGAAACAGTAATTGGTGTAGTACGCCAAGAATTTACTGATGTAGACATCAATTACTGGAAGCAGTTTAATATTTCAACAGATACTCTAAAGAAATTTAATGTAAATAGTATTAAATATTATTTATGTAATGGTATAGTAAAGGGTACTTATAAACGAGAAAATCCTATGTATGCATATAAGGTCTATAATAATTTTAAGATATATAGACCATTAGCAGATAAATATACTAAGTGGAGAAACAATCTTACGGACTATGATATCCAAGGCTATGAGCAGTTGCCTCAGAAAGGTGATATACTATTTATCACAAAGTCCATGAAAGATGTCATGTGTTTGTATGAAATGGGTTATCCAGCTATTTCTCCATCTTCAGAATCTACCTTTATTCCTAAAGATGTATTAGAGCAACTTAAGACGCGTTTTAAGCGTATTATAATACTATTTGATAGGGATGTAGCTGGAGTAAAAAGAAGTCGCAAATTAAGCCAGGAAACAGGCTTAGAAGCACTATTTATTAACAAAAGATTCAAAGCTAAAGATGTATCTGATGCTATTAAAGCTAATAACTTTGAAGAAATAAAAAATTGGTTAAATGAAACTGTTAAAAGCTGTAGGTAAAGTACTGTCTTTACCTTTCGATTTAGTTCTTATTATCGGAAAATTATTATTAATACCAATTAAAATAATAAGCGTATTATTAAATGGTGAATTTACTGAATGGAATAAAAAACGTAAATTCGTAGTAAATGGAATTAAGGAAATGTTTAAAGCTATTAAACATAATAAAGACTATTCTTTCTTATTTTCAGTAGGATTTACAGATGAAGATGGTAATTTCTCTGAAAGAATTGAAACGTTTAAAATTACTAATGATAGTGTACAACGCTATATTAACTATGTTAAAACAAAAATCCAATAAAAAAGTACGTAATGCTACTAAGCAAGAAATAGATGGAATAGTGTTTCGATCTAAGCTAGAAGCATATACATATTAGAAACTAAAAGAAGCAGGTATATTAGCTGAATATGAACAACATAGATATACTCTGCTTCCTAAGTTTATTTATAATAACTCTATAGTTAGAGCTATTACTTATTTACCAGACTTTGTAGGAAATGGATTTGTAATAGAATGTAAAGGATTTCCTAACGATGCCTGGGCAAACAGAGAAAAACTATTCAAGTACTATTTAAGCTTGAATGAACCAGACACTAAGTTTTATTTAGTAAAAAATAAAAAACAAGTTGATGAGTTAATCAACATTTTAAAATCTTAAATTTTCAGATTATGGCAAATAATGAATTTATTAAAATAGGAGAAAATATAGTTGCGAAACCTAAAGGAGCAGATTACGATCTGATACCGGGTAAAGTATATGATCTAAGTTGGAATCGTTGGGAAGATTCGCCTATATTTAAAGAAAATGGAGAATTAAATCTACCTAAGAAGATTTATTCTACTAAGGCAGATGATATATTCAAGAAACGTATTATAAACTATTTTAATAAAGCAAATACAAATACTACTGGAGTTATGTTAGCTGGTACTAAAGGTACAGGTAAAACTGTAATGGCTAAAGTACTAGCAAAGGAGTCAGGTTTACCTATTATTGTAGTCAATCCTGAATATCCTGAAGGACGATTGATTAAGTTCTTTAAATCTTTTAATACTCCTGTATGTGTTTTGTTTGATGAAGTTGAAAAGAACTTTAAAACTGAGTATATGCTAGACTTTCTAGATGGAGTTGAAAAAACTGCACAAAAACTAGTAATCATGACTTGTAATGATTTAAGTAGAGTTAGTCAGTATATGCAAGATCGTTGCTCACGTATTCGTTATTTACGTCGTTATTCTCCTGATGAGAATGCTGCATTTTTACCTATGTTAGCAGATGACTTTAACATTAAAAATAAAGAAGAAGTAGTAGAATTCTGTAAGAATAATATTGAGTTATTATCTATGGATAATATTGTTTCCTTTATGAGTGAAGTTAAGATGCTAGAAGACGAAGATATTAGTCTTCAACAGATAATAGATATTATGAATATATCTACTAAAGGAAAGTCTGGTGATACTCCAATTACAGCATTTTATGAAGATGAGATTGATTGCGATGACGACGATGAGGAAATATGTTGTGATGCAGCATGAAAACAAATAAGGCTAGATATATTCTAGCCTTTAAACTTATTAAACATGAAAATATGCGGAATAAGTGATATACATGGTAATCTTATTGATAATATACCTAAATGTGATGTACTATGTATATGTGGTGATATAGTAGCATTAAATGTTCAAAGAAACATTGAAGCATCTAAACATTGGTGGGAAACTAAATTCATAAAGTGGATAGATAAATTACCTTGTAAAAAGGTAATTGTCATACCAGGTAATCATGATTTTTACTTAGAATATAAGTATAAACAAAATGAGTGGAATTCTTTTAAAGATTATATGTATATTTTATCTAGAGGTAAATTAATATTTCTTATAGAGGAAATGTATACATATGAAGATATTAAATTCTATGGAACTCCTTGGATTAAACCTATTGAATTTCAGGAAGACCGATGGGCATTCAGTAAATTTGATACTTATGAAGATATACCACAATGTGATATACTACTGACACACGACAATCCATTTTGTAATAATGCTTTAGATGTTTTCTCCTTTGGAAAGAGTAAATATCATTTGTATGGACATTGGCATGATGGATCTAGTGATGTAAATTCTGGAAGATATAATTGTTCTAGATTAGACGATTGTTATAATTTTAAAAAGAATTATGAATTTGTAGTATTAGATATTATGACCGAAAAAGAAAAGAAACAAGTAGAACAAGCATTCTTAGAAAAGCTTATTAGTCAAGCTTACAATAATAATGTAGCAGATTGGCTTAAAACTTTTAAAGAAGTTGAACTACAACAAGATAAAGAAGATGAAATAGTTTGGGATACTTCAGCAGAAGTTCCTGAATCAGCTGTAATTAGTGATATAGAGGATTAAACTATGAAAGTAGAAGGGATTGTTATAGATAATGAACGTATTGCAATTGAAGCAATGTTCAATAATGTTATTGATAATACTTTAGCAATACAGGCTAAAGAAGAAATAGTAATTATAGAGTATGTTAAAGAATAAGATGGATATTAGTGTTCCTTATTACGAAGATAAGAGTAGAGTAAGTAATTCTGCAATAGGATGGTTTATTAAAAAAGGTCCTAGATATTTTCGTGATATGCTTGATGGAAAAGAAGAAGGAATGAGTTTTTCTTTTCTTGAAAAAGGAACAATGATTCATGAATATTTACTTCAACCAGATGAATTCTGGAAAGACTATGCTATTCTTGATTTTAGAATACCTAGAGTAAAACAGCAAAAAGATTTACTAGATGAATATCACAGACTTTTTCAAGTAAATCCGTTAGAATCTCAAGATAAACTTAAACTAGAAGCTTATAGAAAAGCTTATAGTAATAAAAAATCTGATGAGAAATGCATTGAAGAAGCAGAAGGTATTATTATTAGTTATCAAGATTACCTAGAATATCTAAGTAAAGCAGATGAAGAAGGTAAAAAGATAATCAGTTTTGCTGATTTACAAATGCTTAAGAAGATAAAAGAAAATATTCAAAACCATAAGAAAGCAAATGAATTGCTTTTTAATTTACCATCTACTTTTGAAACTCATAATGAATTTCATATTAACTGGCAAGTTGATAGAATCAATAATATTAAATGTAAATCTTTACTTGATAGAGTTTGCTTTGATCATGTTAATAAGAAAATAATTCTTATTGACTTAAAAACAACAGTAAATGTTTATGATTTTGCACATTCTGTAGAAGAATATGATTATTATAGACAAATTGCTTATTATGGATTAGCTATTCAATGGTATATGCAAGAAGTGTTAAATCTTAATTCCGAAGAATATGATTTTGAAGCATATATTATAGCTATAGGCAAAGATTCTGAAAATCAAGTTAGAGTATTTAACATGAAAAATGATAAAATACTTAGTGAAAAGATTGATTTAATTAACAACTCTTTACAGAAAATTTCATATCATATCAGTACAGATCAATGGGATCACTCAGTAGAATACTACGAAGGTGATGGTGTTGAAGAACTATAATAAATGCTTAATTTTTTTAAGTGATTTTATTGAAGCAAAAATATCTTACTTCGATTGTCCAGCATTTGTAAATATGTATACAAATTTGAAAGGAGACAATTCTGAAGGAAAATTATATTTAGTTTATAAGTTTAGTAGTCATTATGAACTATCTAAAAAAATTGAGGAAATCAGTAGTAATAAAACATATTATAACTGGTTTCCTCATACTATAAATGGACAATCTTATATTGTTTTTTCATTTAAAGTTAGTAAAAATAAAATACAAGAATTAGAATTCTGTAAAAAAGGTAGATTTACTGATAATTATTTGGATGTAAAAGATTTGATTGTTATTTGGAAAGACTACTTAGATCAATTTGATGATTTGCTTAAGTCAAATGACTTTTGCTCTGATTATACTTGTACTTGTTAAAAATAAAAGGCTGGATTATTTCCAGCCTTTTTTCATTAGTCAGAATCTCTATTTGCAATCTAAGTTTCATAATATCTTCTTTTAGAAGGTATATCTTGTAATTCCCATAAATTCTTGAATGGTGTAATTTTCATTCCAAATTTAAATGTAGGAGAAAATCCTTTATATGCTCCTCTACTTATTTTTTCATCATCACTATTAATTAAATTATGTGTCCACACTGGAATAGTAGAAATTAATCCAGTAAAGTTATCATAATAGCTATAAATAGGGAATGGAGTTTTGATAGTTGAGATAGCATCCTAAGCAGCCCAAGGAGTAGAAGACATCAACGTTTCAAAATCTGTTCTTACTAATGCAAACGCTAATAACTATTTTAAAATATTATCTTTATCATCATCTGCCCAAGCTTTAGCTAATGGCATTAAGAAGAAGTGAAGTATATTTACTCCTAATAATTCTAAAGATAATTGTCTTATAGCCTTACGTTGATCATATGTAGAATTCTGCATGTATTTTTGCCAAAAACTAATATTTCTAGTATCTTTTCTGATAGCAGAAACTATACTAAAAGGAACTCTAAACAAAGCTTCTTTATATCTCTAAGAGCTGTAATCCCACTATCTGTTTTGTACCCATCTTTCTTGAAGTATAATAGGCATAAATTGTCTATGCATCATTACTAAACTTCCTATTATATTACTACTTAACATAGTTTTCTATAATGGAGTAAGCTAACCATCAGCAGACTGTGCTAAATTTCTAGCAGTATTTCCTATAGTTTCCTTTTTAGCATCCCAAGCTTTTTGATACATGGGGTCTTTTGTTACTATATTACCGTTTTTATATTCAATTAAATCTCTAGAAGATCTAAATGTATTCCATTGATTTAGCATTACTTCATCGTTACTATATTTACGTTTGAATTCTTCATTACTTAAAAATTCACCATTTACGTATCTATAGTTGTACATAACAGAATTTAAAATGTGTCCTTTTACCAAATAATCACTTAAAGAGTATACTCCAAATGCCCAGTTTCTAGCAATCTGTTTCTATAATATAGACTGATTTAATCTATCTACTTTTAATTCAGCGCCTACTTGAAAATATTCCATTAATTTCATTTGTGTACTATTGTGATAATCACTAAGTAAACTGAAATTATTTTTAAATAAATCTACAACTAAAGCCTTCGTTCCATTAATACTATCTCCAAGATCATAATATCTTCCAGAGAATGTATTAATTATATCATTATAAATAGCTGTGAAAAATCCTGTAGTTGCACATATAAGATTTAAACCCAAGTTTACAGTTGTTCCTATTGCTTTTAAACCTAGCATTAATTTAGTAAAGTTAACTTTTCTGGGTTTTATATGACCTTTAAATCCTAATATTGAAAAATCTCTTTCTTTAAGATCCCATATAGCAGATTTAGTTTTAATATCATATATATTCATTTCTACAAAACTTTTAGCAAACTTATACAGATTAGACTCCTATCCTTTTTTACTTCTTCCTCTAAGGTTACTTTTAACGTCTCTGTTACCTATAAACTATAATATAGCTTCAGTTTTTGGTTTGAGATCACTCTTTATTCTGAAGTTCTCAGCCATTTTAAAGTACTATACAATGGAACCTACAGTATTTGCTGTAATAGTTGAAGGATCATCTAAACTCTTAATATAATTCTATGGTACAAAATACAATTTATCTGTTCCAGTATCAACTGATTCATCATTAAGACCTGTATCGTCATTTCTAGTAGATACTTTGTCTTTCCAATATTCTTTAAAACCCTCGAAACCTCTAGCTCTAACATATCTCCACATAGAACCAGATATTTGTGGCAATCTGTATGAACTTAAATTAGTAAGATTGGTAAGTTTACTATTTGATTCTCTTAGAGTACTTACACATTCTTTATACAATTCGTGCAAATCCTCATTTGAAGTTATTTTTTCAAATGATTTTGAATTATCATATAATTCTAATTTAGGTAAATAATATTCACCTTGATCTTCAATCTCTGGTTTGTAGTTTTTATTGACAAATGGAGAGTTTTCATCCACTTCTGAGAAATATATAGAAGGTTGTTCTTTAAGTATATATTTTTCTTTTACTGGAATAACTGTTGTAAGATAAGATTTGGGATATATATTACCTTGACTATCCCTATTACAATGTGTCATTTCAAATTCCGCTAAAGTACCATTGGCAATAGCATCAGCTCTAAGTTTATAAAACAATTTAGATGGTACTACTTTAGCTATATCATTGAATTTCAAACCTGTAGTTTTCTTTTTACCGTTTCTTTTTCTTATCTTATATAAATCTACGTCTATTTTATCTAATTCTGCTTGAGCTACACCAGGTATTAGCTTTTCAATTTCATGTGTTTTATCATCTCTAAATTGTTTAAGTATTGCTCTTTTTCTTTCTTGTAATTGTTCATATAGTTTTTTATCTGATTCGTTAGTTATTTCAGATCTTTCTACTTTAGCTAAATCGTCATAGAACTCTTGAGTATATTCATCTCTAGAATTATACTGTAACCATCTTTGATACTAAGCTTCTGTTAAACTTGCTTTTTTTTCAGCCTTGATTTTGTCAAACAATTCTTTATTTGATTTTAATACCATTCCTTTAGAAAGCTTATCGTTTAGAGCAGCTAATTCTACAGCAATTTCATACTCTTCACCTTGTTTTAGTTTTCCATCTATTCCATAGATACTAGCTAATTGTTTTTTTTCTAAGTATAAATCTTTTAACTTACTCTAATTTTCCTCTGATAGTTTACTTGTATCATAAAAACCGTTGATGTCTTTTACTGTATCTAATAACTTATGTATCTTTATCTGTACTAATTCTCTGGCATCAGCGGCTAATGGTGATAAATTATTGAATAATTCGTAATATTCTGTGGTATACTTTCTTTCACAGTGTTCTGACAACCATTTATTCTTTCTTTTATTGTATTCTGTACGTATGATAGGACTTACAGACCGTAAGTCGTCAACGTCTAATATACCTAGATCACTTCTAAGCTATTTTAAAAATTGTTTATAGTCATTATTAAATCTACCATAGTTTCTTTTTCTCACTAAGTAACCAGTAGGTAATCCATTTTCATCTAGCTCTACTAATTTCTTTTGATTAAAAGTTCCAGCTTTTTTTAATAATGTTGTCAATTTATTATACTTTTCAAATGTAGCTCTATCTACTGCAAATTCTGCGTTTTGAGTTATATGAAATAATGCTCTAATTGCTTCATCATTGATTTTATCTCCAGCACCTACCCAAGCAGTAATAGCTAATATATCTTTTCCAACAGTTTCTTGATGTTCTTGTATATAATTTTCTATAGTTGGACTATTAACAGATATACCTATTCTTCTAATTTCCTCAGCAGACTGTTTTGTAATCATGTTATTTACGTTATTAGCGCCAACATTTAGTATTGTCTGCATTCTTTTAGCTTCTTTTAACAGATTCCTATATAGATTCTCTCCAACTATATATTTATATTCTTCTGTAGCAGATAATGTATTAACGCATTCATCTAACATAGGACAATAAAAATTAAAGAAGTCCTATTTTAAATCTAGTAACTACTTTAATGTCATTTTATCCTATACGCCATTTACCACATCTCTAATTTGTCTTATAGTAGACACTATATCGTATTTGGTACTATATATAAAATTAGTTATATTCTAAATCCTATCTATAGTTCTATTCTCTAATTCAGATATCTACAATGTCAATGCTGCTTTAAATTCATCAGTAGCATTAGTATCTTTTTTATTCAAAGTGTACAATCTAGCTTTAAGTCCGTCATGTATCTTTTGTATTACTTTTTCTAATTCTTTTTCAAGATTCTCTTTAGTAGCATAGTCGTATTTATCAAAATACTATCTATAAGCTTCTATATACTCTTGTACATCTTGTTGATACCGCTTGTCCAAACTATCAGCCAAGTAATACTACAAAGATTCATCTAACTACGAACCTTCTAGTCTACTATCAGAAGTAGAAAAAGAACCAGTATTATTTACAGATTTAATTTTAGATGGATTTAGTTCTGTTAATTCTTTGGTTGAACTATACTCTGAATCAGAAATAAACACCATATCTTCATTAAACTTTGTAATAATAGGTTCATTATTTTCATCTACAGCTTTAGACCCTTCAAACCATTCATTAAACGTCTCTGTAAAGGTCTTAGCTCTTCCTTTTATAGCAGCTGCTCTGTCTCCCTAATAATACTACATTAAGTCTGAAAATAGTTTAGATGGCTTACCATCTTTTGTCTAATCAATAGGATTACCATTGTTTTCATTCCAGATATGGTAGGCGCCAATTTCGCCTACCAATTCTTTTAATTCATTAAATTCTTTTAGGACATTTTTGTCACTAAAATTTGGACATATAATCATAATTATTTACCTTTACAGTTTTTATAAGCTTCATCGTTAAATTTCATATCTTGAACAGTGTCAATGCCAGTATTCATATCTGTTATTATATCTTGCACCTATTCATACTAAGTAATACCAGCATTAAGTATAGAATCAAAGTAAGGACTTTCACCAAAAGTAGCATCTGTTATCTCTACAAAATTGAGTACATCATCACTTATTATAGTCTAAGTTCCATCTTCTATATCTACTTGCATATCTGATAACGTAATAGAATCATCTTGTCCCACAGTTATTGTAGAAATTTGTTCATCTGTTTCTCCATATGTAGTAGAAGACTACATATCTTCTGTATTATGTATTTCGTTAGATGCTTCTAAATCTGAGCCAACTGTAGTAACTTCTGGTTCTTCAAAACTTACAATCTATTGTTTTTCTACAGTATTAATAATTATAGCATCTGAAGATTCATATACTAAAGTTGTATGATTCTTATTTGTCATAGGTTCAAAAAATTTCTAGACTAATTGTTCTATTTGACTGTTACTCCAGATAGCTTCTTTAGGCAGAGCATTTTCTTCAAAAGCAGATTGTTCTCCAGACTATTTTTGATATTCATAATATACTTTTCTATCATCTTTTGTACCTAGAGCTGGTACAATCTTATACACAGATTGCTTAGTATTTTTTACTGTATCACCGTTTGTATCTACTTGATATATAGTAGCAACTTTTTGATATAACACATAACTATTAATATCATTGGGATTAAGTTGAATTTTAATAAACGGTTGATTAGATTTCCAACTACTAAATACAGCTGGCATTGGTTTAGATTCAGGTTTTATTTGAATTAGTGTACTATACTTATTATCGTAATTACTTAATTGATATGGTTTAACTATCTTATCATTTCTATAAGCATTTCTAGCTATTTCTGTAAATAATTCTGTAAAATTATTATTCTACATGTTCTCAGAATTAAATCCAAAGTAATCCATACCTACTAACTTATCATTGTTAAGTATTTCTATAGCAGCTTTGATTGCATCTGAATAACCTTTTTGTTTCTTCCAAGCTGTAGTTATTACATCAAAGAACGAATCAGTATTTCTATTATCAAAACTAGTTAAGTAAGCATAAACACCTAATCTATTAGCAAACTTTCTTATACCTTCATCTTCACAGTCTAATAAATCTTGATATGCAGATAATAGTCTGTTTTCATAAGTAGCAGTGTTTGTTAAAGCGTTGTCTGCTGTTACTATTCTATCATACTTCTAGTTAGTACCGTCAGAAGCATATTCTTGTAGATAATTAAGTAATTCATTCTTAATATTACCATTGAACGCAATCGCTGGTAAATCATTACGCTTTCTTAAATCATTTTTAATCTAAGTTAACTGTTTTGCCATACTTTTAGGTCCTCTTAACATATTGAGGAATTTCTTATCACTAATATTAAAGTCTTCAACAGCATTTATTACAGCTTTAGTTCTTAGCGAAGTAGTTAGTATTTTTGACAATTCTGTTACAGTATTTTTATCTGAAGAATTACCTAAAAAGAAGTCACACGCAGCATTAAATATGGTTTTATAACCTTTTGTAGCTTCTATAATTTGACCGCTTAATAATATTCTAGGAGTATTTATGCCAGCGTCTAACTTCTGCTTAAGGAATGTAGAAGATAAGTAATAATTTATAGGTTTTTCTATATTATCAGCACCATTAATATAGAACCTACTTTGATAATTATCTATATATCTATTTAATCTACGTTTGAAATTTAACTGTAATGGTAAAGTATTACCAAATTTCTTAGTATCAATCTATGATAATTGAACTAAATTTGATAAAACTTCTGTATCTGAAGATAAATCTTGATAAGCTCTAATAGATATGACTTGTTGATATAACCCATTGACTTCTTTTGGTTTTTTTAACGCTTCAGACGCTACTTTTTTATCAAACACATCATTATAATTTACTTCAACAGCATCGTACCCATCTATAGATTGGAGTGAATATTCACTAGCTAAACTATTATAATACTGTGCATATTTTGCTTTATTAGAGTCACTATCATCTAATGATACAATGGCTTCTCTTAAAGAAGTCATATATTCTTTGGCTATAGATTTAAGTTTATCTCTTTCAGTTATTCCTTTTTCTGCACCTATTATACCTTTACTTTCTAACATTTCTTTAGTAAACCTACGCAATGCAGGTTGCGCTAAGAAGTAGAAAGTATTCTCACCTTTACCACCTCTGATAAGCAAAGAGGTCATATTATAAGTAATGGAGTTTACGTTCAAAGCCATAATATATGGGTCTTTGGCAACGTCCACGTGAGCATTAATCAATGCTGACAGCCAGTCCATAATACGTTGATCATCTTCTCCATATACCTAATCTAATTGACCTAAATTATATCTATTAGCGTTAGAATAATTTATACATAAGTGAGTAAATTGAGTTAATGCATGATTAGTAGAGTTAAGTGCAAATGGAGCAATACCTGCTTTACCACCAGTATACTCTGTCTTTCTAGAAAGCTAGAAAGAAGGAGCTAATTCATACATAGGATTTACTTCTACAGTATTTTTTGGTTGAACTATTGGAAGAATCTGCTTTTGAAGAATCTTTGTTAATGTATCAATAGAAGCTCTAGTTTCAGCAATATTAGTAAAGTCAGTCAGTACTAATGAGTAATTATCTAGCAACTTATTAACATAACCTTGTTCCGATTTTTCGTCAGAACTTACTCTTTTACCATCTTTATATGTATATGTAGCTAGATAAAGTTTATCAACGTCGAAGTCAGAACCAGTCATAGCTGTAAATTCTTCCGGAACTATGATTGTATCACCAATAGTAGTTGGCATAATATCAGCTACTTGGAATGAGAACATGGAAGACAAACCCTGTGTAGGAATACGATATCCTATACCATAAGGTTTAGATTCTACTTCTACACCGTCTACTATTCTACTACCTATTATACCATTATCAATCAACCATTTACGTTTATTATAAAAACTTGCGTTTTTAAGTTCTTCTGGTAATATATCTCTAAAGAAGTTTTCGCTAAGTATTACTTGCATATGACCTTCTTTAGCTAAGAATTTTAACTTCCTACCTTGATTGAAAGCAGTGCCCAATTCAGTATCAGTTTCTACACTTCTGCCAACAGCTTCATATGCAAATGAAGACATTTGAATAGCAGAACCACCTGGGGTATTTACATCTACTACTGTTTTATTGACAAAAGAAGTTATTTTGGTTTGTATCCAATCTCTAATACTTTGAGCTTCAATTGGTACTATAATATCACCATTTTCATCAACAGTTAAATTAGCAATTATTTCAGCAGACATTCCAGAATTTGTAGCCTACCTCTAAAGATAATTTACTATTTTACTATTATCTACTTTGCCATTTGTAAAGAATTCTTTCCTTATTTTGTTTTGTCCTATTCTGGATAAAGAATTAATAGCGTCCATTATGTTCTTTTTAATTTCAGAACCTTTTACAGCTAATCCTTTATTTTCTCCATAAGTACGAGTATCTACTACATTAGCAAAACCAATCTTAATAGCCTGTGTACCAAATGATCTTTCAAGGTGTTCATGAGGATCAGTATTTAACTGCAATCTAATTTGTGTTAAATCCTAAGTATATGTAGCTAATCCTTTCCCAGAAGTACCGTCCATGTCACTATTAGATGTTAATTCAGACAGATTTACTTTTCCATCTTTATAGAAAGACAGCTTCTTTCTACCACCTACTTTAATAGCTGATTCAAATGCCACCATATCTATATAACCTTTGCTAGCATCGTTCATACGTTCATATAAATATTTATTATCTGCTTTAGCAAATGTTTTAAACAATGGAAACAATGCCATTTTATCAAACGTATTTACGTTCATGCCAAGTGTCTAGTCAAAGTGATCACCAAAGTAAACCATCTTAAGTGGTTGAGTAATAGCTTTAATAGCTTTTTGATATTTTTCAGGCTCACTTAACCAACTATCGTCAGTTTCCATGATATTATACGCATCTTCAATTTCTTGGCTCCATTCTCCTAAAGACTTCATCAATCTCTTATAGAATTCAGGTCTGATATAAACGGCAGCATCAGCTTGATTAATTTCACCATCAGCATATGGTTTAGCACTATTTTTAGCCTACTGTTCAATAAATTTGATAGCGTCTGGATTCTTTTTACGTAATCTACCTAAAGTACTTTCTATAGCATGATCATCTTTAACAGCATTTAGTGCCTATTGATCAGTAACACCAAACTCTTTTTGGAACATATCTTTTATTAAGGATTTCCTAAACATGTTGTACAAAGTATCATACACTGTAGATCCTATTTCATTATCCGATAATTGTAATACTTGGAATTTAGAATTACTTCTATCTTCCTAATCTTTAGTATCTCCCCATTTGGTTCTTAAGTTTGTTCCAGTAGATAATACTGAAGATAAACGTTTAATCTTATCTACATCTCTGCCTGTTATCATATAATATGCAGAATAACTAGATCTGTCTCCGTCTTTATCGTGTTTATCTACCCAAGCCTCTAATGTTTTTTCGTCTGAAATAACAGGCACAAACGAATTATTATTTGGCTTATATATAATGAGTTCTTTCTACCACTTATACAAAGCAGGATCTCCAGTAAAACATTTTTCTATTTCTATAGTAGAAATAGCACTATTAATAGCATGTGAAGCTATAATAGAATATATTACATCTATACCTTTATCTCTACTATCTGTCTTAGATCCTATTTTTTCAAATTCTTCAATAAAATTTACTGGTAAGTATTTATTACTTAAATCTTCATTTATTACACCTAATTCTACTGCTTTTGATATTTCACTATTTACATAATCTATCAATAAATCGTTAATAGCTTCCTTGATTACAGTATCATTATCTAATGCCTATTTAATAACATTAAGAATGTCCTATACAGATTGTGAATCATTAGAATATTCAGCTTTAGCTAAAATTTCATTCAGGTTATAAACATCACCATTGATGTTTATTTTATTAAAATATCTGAATCTTCCACCATTTCCATCAGAATATTTACCTTTTTTACTGCCATAATAATTGCCAACAGCTAAATTAGGATTATCTATAACGCTTTGCTTAGTAGCAAAATATTTCTATATAGCGTTATATTCATCCCTTAAATACCCTTTAAATATATTTAGAGTTCTATCTGAGAATCTTCTTTTTTGATCTTGAAATATTACTCTAGTTATATCTCCATTTTCATTGTATTCATAGTCAGTAATAACAGTTGATGGCAAAAAGTCTTTAACCATTTGTACTCCACTTATTGTATGCCATGTTTTTTTATCAGACATAGTAGGACAAAACAAATGATTGCTAAATCCAAATGTCATTTTAGACAAGTAATCTTCTATAGGAGATATACCAAAATAGTCACGATTAGTGTTCTATAAATTCTCTTCTAGATTAAGATAAGTGTGCAATTTAATAATATCACTATTATTATTTATAGATTGTAATAATAAAGAATTAGATGAATATGGATTTTTTTCTAGTAATTCCCTTTTGCCATTTAAATTATATTTTAACCATCGTATTTGGTCTGACATATAATTATTTTCTGTAATAGGGTATACTAAATTACCATCCGCTCCAGTAACACTAAATTCTTCTGGCGATGGATGTGTTCTACCCCATGCTATAGCCATCAAATTTATCTAAGCGTCTGGTTTTCTACTAGTAAATATTCTATCAAATGTTCTAGCTGTTTCGCCACTTCTAGATTTTATACTACTTGTTCCTCTAATTGCAGCTATATTAATATTATTTAATACGCTTTTAGTTAAAGAAGTACTAGCATTAGTTGATCTCCAGAAGTTTTCAAACGATTGCATACTTGGTTGACCAGTTCCATTAGAAAGTAAATAATCTAATGCTAAATCATCCATATTGATAGATAAATTGTTACACATATCAATGAAGCTAGATCTTACTTTAATATAATCTTCTAAAGTCTTGTCTTTCTTTTTTAATATATTATCTATCAATATTTTATGTTTCCACACAGCAGAATGAAACTTATCTTGATTTATAGTTCTAGTACCATCTTTATTAACATCAATCAAGTCTGATAAGAAGAATGATTGAGACCACTTCTTTGGTAATCTACTTATCTTTCTATATACATCAGAATTTTGAAGTCTCCATTTTAATTTATTAGAATACTCTTGTGTAGCATATTCTATTTGTTCATCAGATCCTCTCTACACAATAGGTATCTATTTTCTTTCTACTATTATTGCGATTAAGCTATTTTTTGCACTCTTAACTGTATTTAATATTTGAGTCTGCGTAACTTCATCTATAGGATCATCTTTAGATGTTAATTTATTATATACAGTCATAAAGAACGGATCTACTTTTCCAAGATTATAACATTTATCTACTAGATCTAAATAACTTTCAACGTTCCACAAATTTTCTAATAATTTATTCCACACTACATTGAAATCTTCAGATCTTGTAGTCATTAATAAATCATCCTATTCTTCTACTAAATATTTGTTACCAGTTTCTGGATCAAATTCATACTTAGTTTTCGGTATAGAATAGAAAAATAATTTCGCTTTAAAAGCAACATTAGCTTTCTTACTTATAGTATAACTTTCTTTATCCCAAGTATTATCAGGATTATCTCCGAGTTCTCTATTCTCTCTTTCCTATTCTTCTACTTCTTCAGTATTCTTTTTGATAATACTAAAATTTCTTAAGTAATCATCAATTTGTTTTTTAAATACTTCTTTATTATTTATTACATCTTTGATAAGTTGTTCTTGAGTTTCATCATATACACCTAGTTCTAAATTAGTAGTTAGAATATCATCAAATATATCATTAATTTTTTTAGGAAGACCTTGCAAATCTTCTATGCTACTAATATTAAATGTATCCATTACTGTAGCATTTAAAGAATCTACTACAGCATAAAAAGTTGTAGCATCAGCTATAGAAGCCATTTTCTTCAATTCTTTGTCTTCTACTCCTGGAACGTAATAATATAGCTATCCACCAAATCTCTTTTCAAAATCTTCTAACGTTGACTTTGAAGGCTTATATTTAGAAAATTCTCCTTTGCGTATTTTGTTAAATAAGGTTCTTACCAAATCTCCATTACGAGTAAATCCTAACACTTTCAATAACGTATTGAATACTTTTTTAATTCTGTACATTAACGATGGTCTCTACTCATTGAGCATATATTTACGGAATTCTTCAGCAAGAGCTTCTTCCACTTCTTGTTTAGAAGCGTCTTTCAAATATGGATATTGTTTTACGTAGTCTTGATATACTTGTTCTCTAAGTTTATCATTTATTAATAACTAACTTACATAGTGGAATCCTTCATGGAATTCTACACCTTGTCCTGACTGCTCTGATAAGAAGATTCTAGCCGTTACATCACCACTAAGTCTGTCCATACACACTTTTAATGCACCATATACTTGTGGAGCATTAGCCATTCTAAATATTGCCTCTGATGTAACAATATCTGACTTATCAATACCTAATTTATCTTGTAACCACTGTTTAGCCTACTCTACATTTAATTTACCTTCACCTTTTACTTGTGAAGTTAAACCTCTTTTGGCTAATTTTTGAGCAGCTTGTAATTTACCATTTCTACGAATTATCTACCATTTACCAGCTTTATATTTATACTGTGGAGAGTTGTCTTTCATCCAATCTCTAATCTGTTCTTCAGACCAGTTTTCATTAGTAGATACATATTCTATTTGTGACTTAGTATCAACATGTTCCTCAATTTCATTTTTAGTAACTACTGTACCATCTTCTTTTTTTTCAGTAACAAGTTTAGTTTGTGATTTGGTATCAATCTATTTCTATTTGGTTTCAACTGTTTCAGATTTACTTGCTAATTCTGTTTCTGTAACTTGTGGTATAGCTACTCCATCTGTATATATGAAAGGGGCTCTATATATAGTGTCACCTAAGTCTGTTTCAATCTTCCCAGTATTGATTAACCAAGTAAGTAAAGAAACGGGACCTTTATCTGTACCTATTCCCAAATCTTCTTTAGTAAAAGCTAACTACTCTAAACCAGCTATCTTAAATTGTTTAGCATTTGGATACTATTTGAAATAAGAAGTTGCTAATCTAACAATACTATTTGGTATAGGTTCTAACAAAGCATATTTATCTGTATTCCAATGTAAATCTTTAGCTATCTTCCTTATAGCTAATTTGTGTTGAGATTCTGAAGCTCTACTAGGATCAAATTCTACTTTTACATGTTTACCATTAGAATTTCTTACAGCAAATTGTATATGTGTATTCCCTTCTTCCGGATGATAATATAACATCTTATCCATCAAAAATGGATATTTTTCCCCAACTTCATCACCTATTATAGTTTTAGAACCATTATACACAATTATGTCCAATACATCTTGTTCAGCGCCTCCAAGTTTTACTTTACCAATTAACAACTTATATGCTAATTCAGCTAAAGAATTTACTTTGCCATCTTTTCCTAATTCAACTTCGTTTCCATAAATATCATAATCTAATTTATGTATAGATAATTGAATAGGAGCTATAGAACCATTAGGCGTTTGTTCTGGTTTTGGGAATAGATATAATGCTCCAGATCTACCTGTACCTTTACCAGCTAGTTCGTCATTAGATCCTAATTTACGAATTACAAAAGTTTCAGTAACAAAATCTTTTACAGAACCAGTACCATAACCAATCTGTAATTCCTTTACTTGCTAATCTAGTTTTCTTACATCGTTTTGTTCTAATCCTAGATCATTAACTTCAGTAAGTTTACGCCTTATTGGAGCACCTTCTGGAGATTTTTGATTATTGAATTCTCCATTGCTTATTCTTAACTTAGCAGGCTTAACTGACTTTATTACAGTAGTAGGTATAGTCTTACTAGATCCTAAATAAGCATTTACTATTTGCTGTCTAATTTCTATTAATTTTTCTTTTTGTTTCTATAATTGTTGAATCTATTCAGAATTATAGTTACCAGACGCTATTTCTCTATCTACATAATCCGGAGTTCTTAAAGATGCAATCATTACTCCGTCTGTATCTTCTAGAACTAAGTGAATAGCCTGCATATAAGGAGAATTGTCTCCATATCTATGATTAGTTACTATATAATATGTATTTATAGAATTAATCCAACCATTTTTCAAAAGTCTTTTAGCTAATTCTTTACCAGGTAGTACAGGTATAATTTCTCCTCTACTATTAGTAAAACTAATAGGTTTACCATTTACAGTAATATTCATAGGAGATTCTGAATCTGGCTAAAAGAAAAATGTATTAGAAACATGTTTTACTTTTTGTATACTTCTATTACTTAATGCATCAGAATTATTAGTAACAGTTTCAGGCTTCATATTAGCATAACCAGTTTCTCCATATACTTCTACAGAAGTATCTTCTAGCATTTGAGCTTCTACAGCTAGCACTTCGTCAGATATAAAAGTAGTACCATCATTAACATATATACCACCGTCAACTATAGTTATTGCTGGAGCATCTTGAGCTGGTTTGTTGTCTTCTACCTACTGAGTAGTAGGCGGTACTGGATTACTTTCATCCTTGGTAATAGTATGCTATTGTTCGTTAGCTTCTTGAGTATCTGTAGTTACAGCAATTTCTGGCACTTCTTCAGAAATCTACTCACTAATTCCAGATACCTCATTTGTATCCTATAAAGTTCTGTTACGAATATCTTCCTATTCTAGTTCTTGTGGTGATGCTATACTACCTTCTATAGAACTAGTGTCGTCAGTAGTTATATTAACACTTTCTTCTTTAGCTACAATATCTTGTACTTCTTTTTCTGGCTATTGTATTTGTTCTTCTAAAGATTCATCTACTAACACATCTTCGTTACCAGGTTCTATTTCTAACTATCTACCTTTCTGATTTAATAAAGCTTGTTCTTCTTCTCTAAGGATATCATCTACATCTGTAGACATAGATTCAGGTATAACAGGTTCTGATATTTCTGTTTTAGTTTCTTGTACAACTGGCTATTGTTGTATTCCTTCTTGTATTGGAGTTTCTGGTTTTGTTTCTGCTTTACCTTGTTGTTCTTTAGTAGTATCTTCAGTGACAGCAACAGGATTTTCTACCACTTCTTCCTATGGTAATACCTCTCCAGCTTCTTCTTTTTCTTTTCTAGCTATTTTTTCCTGTCTAACTGATTTACTCAAATGCTCAGAAAATAAAGAGTTAGCCATAATTCTAGAAGCACGTTCTTGATCAGCTAATTCTAGAAGATCATTGTATTTCATCTGAGCCTGTTGATTGTACTTACTTATGATAGATTTTCTACTAGGTTGAGGTTTACCTTCTCGCAAAGCTTTATCTATATATTCTTGTACAATATTATCCTATTGTTCTTCAGATAAATCTTTAAATAAGTATCCTTTAATATCCTAGTATGACTCAGGTTTAAGTTTACCAGTAATATATGCTGTAGCTTGGTCTCTCAATCTATCTCTTACAGCTTTGTTCATTACAAAGGCAGTTACATAATTTTTTATCTATTCTGCATTTACTGGATCTTGAGCTTGATCTAAATTTTGTATACCGTATGTACTGATTATCTACTAAACATTTCTATCTATTCTTTCTTTTTCTCTTTTGATATAGTTTCTCATATTATTTATATTTCTGAGATCTACATCTAATCCAGTATCTTCTGCTAACTACTGTAAGGTTTTAGTTCTTCTGCTAAGAGAATTATTTAACTCTGATATGGCTTGATTTTGTAATTTTAAATAAGTAATATCATACACAGCATTCGCATACTCTTCAAAAGTTGGTATAGAAGACATAAAGTCTTGTTCTATTTCATCATAGTATTCTGGAGTAGCATTCATCTTGTACTGATAATCTTCATCAGACTATTTTTTACTTTCAACAAATGCATTATAAGATTCTCTAGCTTTCTGAAGAAATACATCATCTTTATTAGTCTTGCCTTGCTATATTATATTTTCTAATTCTTTTGCAACATTGTTAGTAGCTTGTTCTGCTTCATCTAATCTATTTTTAATATGCAAATAATTTTTAACTATTTTTCTATGTTCAGAACTACCTCTCTTAATTCCTAAATCTTTTAAATTTTCATCAATAGATTTATTACGATATTCAGCCCATAAATTAGTAGCTAAAGATTTATCTTCATCTAGCATTTCATCTGTTACGCCAGGCTGTTTTAATTTCTTAGCAGATTCTAAATAATCAGTAACATAATTAATGTCCTTTCCAGCTTGTAAAGCGTCTAGAAATACATCCATTTTGTTATCCTATTCGGCATTATAGTATCCTTTAGCAATTAATTTCTACACTTCTTTATCTGAAGCATATTGTCTTACTGTATTTTTCAATTGTACAGCGTTTCCAGCAAATGGCATTACTAAACCTATAAAACCACCAATATCCATTGCTTTCTTTAATTCATCATCTGTATTTAGATAATTATCATTGGACAAACCAAAGTAAGCTAGGTTTGCTTCATATCCTAACAAACCTGCATTATATGCAGCAGATATAGGATTTACACCTTTATCTTTTAAGTAATCGTATTCCCCTCTTTGATATCTATTACCAACTACAGATTGAATACCTTCTTCAGTACGTTCAGATATAAAATTAATAGCATTTGCCTTAGCAAATTTACTGATATTTTCTACTAAATGTTTTCTAGTAATATTTTGTCCAGGTCTAGACACCTTACTCAAAACACTTTCTATGCTTCTATCTACTGCTTTTCCTAAACCTATCTAATCTACCACACTCGGTATTTCATCTAGAGGTCTTTCTATTCCTTTAGCTTTTGCTAAAGTTTTACTAGCTTGATTCCATAATATTTTTCCTCCATAAGAAAAAGGCATACTCTGTAAATAATCCGAATAACTTAATGCGTCATTTACATCTCTTACCATCTATAAACCATCAAAGGCATCATTTCTTATATCTTCAAAATCCTTTTGATCTGTAGTTAAACCTTGAGCTAGACCAGCTTGTAGTTTTTCATTTTCGTCCATCTGGTCTATAGGATATCCTAATTCTCCTAATCTAGGTTCCCAAGACTCTAATACTCTATTTACATCTACTTTATTGTCATTAGAGCTTTGTAATACTCTCTGCTGGTAATTATCAAATACTTCACTAGCTGTTTCAGACTGTCTATAATACTTTGCTAACCATAGATTAAAAGCAGCTTCCCCTAAAGCAATAGCTGTAGCAGCTTGACCAATACCTGGAACAGCAGTAATAGCCCCTTTAACAGCTAAACTCCTAGCTGCTTTATTAGCTAAAATAGATACTCCTGTTTGCAAAAACATCATTTCTATTTCAGACAACGAACTACCAATATGACCTAAATTATAGAACCAAGATTTAGGATCAGTAATAGATAACTCAGATTCGTTTACTCTCTATTCAAATTCCTTAGTAAGAGATGCTGGATCGTATAACCAATTGCCTTTTTTTAATGTATTTTGTCTTTTTACTATCTTGGCTGTTTTGTCTTCATACTCATTATTAGCGTTGTCTAACGCTTCCTAAATAGCATCTAATCTCTGTTTATCAGACATTTGTTGCTATTTGTTGTTCCATAGAAAATCTTGTTCTTCTTGATTTAATGCATTATCTTCTAATGCTGTGGCTATATTATCTAGAGGATTTACATTAAATATATTATCATTTTTAAAATCATTTAGAAGAGATTTTAAGTTTATAGTTATACTACCATTTACATTTGTTGGATCTGTATCATAGAACAAATCTCTTAAATATGGGTTATACTTAGCATATTCTTTTATATTAGGTTCTAACTAATTAACTGTTTGTACTGCTGTTTTCTATTCATCAGTAAGTACATCATTAGAGATATTGTCTATAATAGACTTAGCTTCCAAATAGTTTTTAGCTTCTTGTATTTGTGGTATCCATTTAGATTCTGTTTCCATTAGATTATCCTGTAATTTAGATAATCCAACACTAAGTCTTTCTTTTTGGATATACTGATACAATGGATTAGCATTATCTAATACATTAGTTATTAATTTTCCAGTATTCCACACAATATCTTCTGCCAAAGATCTATCTTTGCTCTTAATCTCTTCTACTACTGGCACTTCTTGTTCTGTAGTAAATTCATTTATTCCGTATGACTATGGTAATTGCGATATATCAAATCCTTCGCTATACGGAGTCATAGCTTCCCTCACTAACTATTGTCCTAGTGAGGGGGAACTCAAATTAAATTTATTTTTTTTAGCCATTTTTATGTAATTTTATTATTCTTCTTCTCCGGCAGAATAACCAATGCCGTAAGCTTCTTGTTGTGTACTTGGATATAGTTCAGATCTAAATTGTTCTGACATTGATAACTTCCAAGCTTGCTGGTCCAAGTATTCAGCGTTTAATTTATCTTGTGGATCTGGAAGTTTGTTTAATAATTCTATTTGCCAATATACGTCTTCAGATGGATTACTATAAGATACTTTACCGTCCATGTTATACTGACTAGTATAAGAAACAGGGTTGTATTTATCATTCTATTTTCTAGCACTTTTATAATTTCTTACTTCGTCTTCGCTCTTTACCTCACCGCTAAAAGTAGTTCTACCTTGCAAATTATAAATCCTCTTAGCTCCAGATATTACCATATCTGCATCAGTTATACCTAACGCATCTAATTGACTTTGTGGTATAGCAACTGTAATTACCTGACTAGAATTTGGTTGTACTTGTCCATTTTTATTTACTGGCAAAGTAAGAATATTACCGCCTTGTTGTAATATCACATTAGTAAGCTTACCATTCTTTAAAGCATCTCTAAATTTATTCTTTCCAGATTCTACATGTTTGTATCCAGCTATTTCAGATATAACATCTGTAGCTAAATCCAACTGTTTAGGATTAGGTATTACTCTATATTTACCCAATGGTGTATCAACTGTTTCTGAAGTAACTCCTGGTATAGTAGTCTATAACAAATCATTTACAGCAGCTATAGGAGATGGGGCAGAAAATCTATTTAAAATATCATTAGTTGCATTTGATAATTCTATATTTGTCAATTTACCATCTGTAGAATATTCTTTAAATATTTCATTAAACAATTTATTAGGAGTATAGCTATTAGATTCATCGTATATATTACGCAACTGTTTTTTAAACATATTAGCTGATAACTGATCACCAGATTTAGCTGCCTTATCGTACTAGTCAACTAAAGAATTTATTTGGTCTCTATATTTATTAGTTATATAAGCTTGTGTCCCTAATTTAAAAGTATCTCCTCCAGTAGCTGCAATAGATTCAGTCAATCTAAAAGGTTTCTATGTAGGTTGTTCTGTTCTTTTTCTCTTTAATCTATCTTCTTCATATATCTTAGATAGAGGATTTAATTCTCTATCCTCATATGCAAATTCTCTACCAGCTCTGTAAATTCTATCTGCAAACAAAGCATTAGCTTGTTCAGGAGTATATCCTTGCTATACTAATGTCTGTATGTGTTTTTGCGCTTCAGGGGTATTATATATGGCAGATATATTATTGGCTATTTCTTGATCAGTTCTTTCAGAAGAAACACCTCTCCAATCATAAACCCCATCTTGTCTAATAAAACCTGGTTTTAAGTTATCAACATACGGTTTTACTAAATCTACTTCTGACTTATATGCTAACGGAGCTACATCATTAAATACTCCATTGTCTAAAGTATTATAATTAGTAAAATCAACATAATGCCACAAAGGATTATATTTACCAGCTAGCATTAACTGTTGATTTACTTTTTGTCTCTAAAGCAACCCTTCTCTACTCTACTATAACTGACTTAATTCATTATAAGGTCTAGTATTAATAAAAGACTGTATTAAAGATCTACCCTCAGCAGTCTTAATTAAATCAGGATTTGTTGCTAATTTATTTACTATATCTTGTCCAGCACCAACTGTCAAATCATACCATCTTTTAGTATCTATAGCCGATGGTGATCTAAACTCTGACCACTTAGTAAACTAATTACCTAGATCCTAATATGCTTTATCTACTCTTTCATTATTTGCTTTTCCTATAGCATATAACTGTTCAAATGGTATTGGTGTGTACTAACTAATGTACTCACTTTCTATTGGTTTATCAAATCTATTTGTTGCCATTATCTTTTCAAATTATTATATAATTTAGTCAATTGATCTGATGTCATACCATATTCCAAATAAGGTAACATAGCTTCTAACATAGCAGAGTCTCTTTTAGTTAAACGTTTATCTTTACTTATCTACTATATTCTTGTAGATAAATCACCAAATCCTTTTCTACGAATATTCCTAGTAGCAGCATCATTTTGAGCTTGTTCAACAGATGCTAAATGTCTAGCGTTAGCGTATTGTTGTCCCCATTGATTAGCTATTTGTGCATTATTAAATGCCATTTGATTTTCAGCATTGTTTTTAGTAGCGTATGCGTTAGCTATAGCTTTATTTCTATTAACAGCTGACTATAAACCAAATGCCATATTAGCTCCAGTATTCGGATTTATACTAGACATATTATATCTAGCTATTCTATCACTTAAAGTAGCTTCTCTAAGTATAGGATCTATATTATAATCGGTTGGTCCATATACTGGATCGTAAGTATAGGTATTAACTCTTTCAGGACTACCTGAAAATATATTGCCAATAGGTCCAGCTAATGCAGCTATATTATCTATTAAATCTAACCAATTATTATTACCAGGCATATTTGAATTTTCTCCATCTGTAGTATACGGAGTACCTACTGGAAGTTTACCAGGATTTCCAGTATAAGTAAAGTATTTACTACTTCTAGAATTAGCACTATCAACATTGCCTATGGGAGCATTAATATTCCAAGGAATTCCTAATCTGCTAGCTACTTCAGATGATGGTATTTGCTTAGGTCCATTTTTTTGTGCAGATCTACTATCTACATATGCCTAACCAATTTTATGCCAATCGCCATACTTTCTATCCGTCATTAGAGATCTAGCTTGTTCTACAGAAGGTATAGTACCCTTATTCTTACTTAAATAAGTAGACATATCTCCATATCTACCACTGTAGATATCTTTTACATCTTGATCTGTAATACTATTTACCCAATTTAAATAATCTTGTGTATAATTATTTTTATTTGGATCCCAGTATTTAAAGTCAGACATATTCTTATTATATCCATATGGTCTAATATTACCATCACCATCTGCATAAGCTGGTATATCGCTTTTCTTTTTATTTATTTTTTTACTTTTTAAAGCTTCTTGCTAATCTAACAATGCCTAATAAGCCATTTGATTATTTCTTTCATTTAACATCTAACTGTTTTCAGCATATATGTTATTAGCTTTCTTGTTGCTTTTCTTCATTAATTTTTTTCCCATTTCTGCGAATGTTTTATTTGTTCCTGGAACTTTGATTTTATCACTTAATACTTGAGTTCCAACAGGTACATTTAATAAATTAGAATCTGTAGGCTTACCTTCTTCTGGTATAGAACCTATTGTTCCATCTGGAGTTCTAAGCATTTCACCATCATCTAAATAAGCCATAGTAGATGGAACAATACCACCTTTAGATAGACTTAATTCATTGTATCCATTATTCTAGTAATAGTCAGCTGCTACTTGTTCAGACATCTGTCTAGCCTGAATACCGTTTTTAATTCTACCAGCTTTATTACGTATATAACTTTTGCTATGACCAAATAAACCAGCAATACCAGATGGTAACTCATATTCACCTGTCTGCTCATTAACAGATCCTCCAGATCCAATACTTGAAGTAATACCACCAACGGCTCCACCTATCACTGCTCCCCAAGGTCCACCAATAGATGCACCCATAGCTGCACCAGATCCTATTCCACTTATTACTCCAGCTGCTGTAGGTTTCTATCCACTAGTGGCATTACCTATCATACTACCTATAGCGCCAACACCTTGAGTAACCGCATTTGCTTTATCTACTCCACTCATATTCCCCCAGTTTGAAATAGCATCAGCACCGAAAGCATATTGAGGAATTCTTTTTAATTTCTTATTTTTCATATTATAACATTGAATATCTATAAGTTGTTTTAATATAAGGAAGTTTGAATTCTCTATTATCATTACAATCTAACGTGTAATTACAGATTAAATACTTTCCTCTCATTCTTCCAGCGTAAGACATATTAGTTTGTTCTTGTTGATCTGGATTCTTCTATTTCTCTCTGCTTATAGGGAATCTAAATGTATCTTCTCTTTGTTCTATCTGTCTCCAATCAATAGGTTCTGTTTCCTAATTCTTAGTACTAAAGTGTATATCTGATATTAAAGTAGGTTTTGTTTCATCTCCAACATCTACAAATTCAGCAGAAAACCACTGATTATCAAATACTTTAGTATAGGCAATATCTTTGTTGACTACAAATCTTACATAAGATATTTTTTCTTCTTTAGTAGTACTATTAACATCATACATGTTATGTAAGTAATAGCAATTATTATTCTTAATAGTAACTAATCTAGTAGAGAATGGGAAAAACCAATTTGGATTATGAGTATAGAAAGATGTAAATACATTTAATTGTTCATTAAATATTAAACATCTATCATATATTCTAAACCATACTTCATTGTATTTCTTATCATAAAATGACACAGGGTTTTTCCTAGCATTATCTGGTAGTCTATTTAAATATGTCTGTACTTGTTTTACTTTAGATAATTCGTGAAAATCATTGCTAAGAGAACATATAACATTTTTATCAAAATCGTACCAATATAAAGTAGTTTCAGAATTAGTAATACTCTTATCATTGATAATACTATCTCCATTAAGAGTAACTAAATAATCATATCTAGTAAGTATACCACCAGTACCTAACGTTAATGCTCCAGCATTATTATCAGTAATTAAAGATCTGTCATTTACTGATGCAATACCAACAGCACTATCTTGAAAGAAATATAACTTATTTTTAAATACTTTAAGATTTGTAATAGGTCCATATGTACTATCAGTATCTAAATAGTTAGCAAATTTAAATTTAGTCCAACTATCTGTTTGTTCATTATTTGTTTTTAATTCTGAACAAGTAATCCTATTCATACTCTTAACATCGTCTTCAGCATATATAGATTTTTGTATATAGTTCTTACTAGTACTAGTGTTAGAATATGCAGCATTGTATACATACATTGGAGTTTTCTAAGTATACAAAGTGTTCATTTGACCTGGATCTGTTAGGAAATAAATATTAGCTTCTCCAGTTTGTGCGTCTCCAGAAGATTCTACTATATCTTGTGAATAATGTTCATCATTTCTATAGTATAGGTTAATACTAGACTCTAATGGTATATAAGCTCCAACGTATCTCTTAAAACCATTTCTATCATCAGCATCATTTCTAGTAAATAACATAGTGTGAGTATAATCTAATACTCCTAAATATGTATCTCCACCAAAACACATTGCAGCATCATAACCTTCCCAAGATGTTTTAACATAAGTATTAGTACTGTTGTATATAGAATAACTTCTACTCATAAAAGTATTACCACCATATTGTGTAGCATTCTTTTTTATATTAACAAATAGTACAGCATTATATCTGTATTTCCTTAATAAAGGAGTAGTACGAATACCTGTAAAATTACCAGAATATACATCTGGTGCACTAATAGCTAAACATACTCCGTGAGGACCAAGAGCTTCATTAGAACCAATACTATAATTTACAAATCCAAATCTATCAATATAGTCTACTATTTGTTTAGCTTCAAATGCTTCCTGATAAGGAGATATATTGGTTGGTTTAGTAACATCTTTTATTGAAAAAGATTGTCGTAAATTTGAATTATCTTTATGAGCATAATTCTTTCCAAAGAACTAATAATATTTACATATACCACCGCTAAGTCTACTATCGTTTTGCTCGAATCCGTCAAATACTCCACCATCTAGTTTAACAGCTGGAATATCACCATCATAGTCAGAACCTTCTACTACACCACCAAATGGATTTTCAGTTTGATTATTATCATTACGTCCCATTACTTTAGTAAAAGGAATACCTAATCTATAATGTTTGTAATTAGCATCATCGCAATATGTAGCAGAATTAGCACAGTATAACGGAACAATACTCATTCCACTATCAACAATAGAATCTGATTTTTCTTTATTAAAACATATATCTGCACTAACAAAATCAAATATACCATTAGTATCCAATGGATTTATAGCCTGTTTTTCTTGCTATACCATTTTATTATCATATATATGATAATAACCTTGTGCAAATGGAGAAATAGAGCCATCTACAAAAGTAGGCATTATAGTAGGTCTTCTATCTATACTACCTAAAGAATATTCAGCTCTATAATCCTCAGTGTTGTTATACCAACCATTAAATCTAATAGTCTTATTTAATAATCCTTGTGTAACTACAGTTCTATCTGCTAATGTTCTATCGCATCTTACTATTTCATAAGCTACCACATCAGTAGGAAGATTCTGTACATAAAACATTATACCTAGCGGATGAGATACTAACTCATAATTACCAGATCCATCTACAGTACCACCAAAAGTAAATGGTTCATATCCTTCAATATCAGCAGATGGAAATCTTATATCTCCTATCCAATGTACAGGAGAAGGTATATTCTTAGTATTATACAATATAATACCATATCTATATACTTCATCTCTCTAATGACTTAAAAAATTAGATACATAATAAGGATCACAATAATTTCTTATTCTAGATTTGCCATCACTATTAAATGTATATACTAATTCTTTTGTTTCTGGACATATTAATTTAATAGTATTGTAAGATTTTTTAGATGAAGATAAACTCATACTATATGGTAAAAATTTATCTCCAGACTCATCTACAACTGGAGTATTATCAGATTCTATTAAATCTGTTATAATAAATCTATAACTTATATTTAAACCTCTACCTCCTCTAATTATTCCATTATCGTCATACCCAAAAGCATATTCATCTACTGAATTATTAGGATATACTATTGAACTATTCATTGGATTAATGCAATCATGTTCTTCTGGTATTACTAAATCTGTTTCTGGACTAGTTAATTCGGCAAATGTTGTAGTTATATCTTGATTACTTATACTAGAATTTAATTTAATAATACCATTACTATTACATCTATATGCTCTAGCATCATAATCTACATCCCAAGTCAATTCTTGTACATTAGAAGCAAATAATCTATTATCCATCTTAGCTATACTTTTAGCATTAAATTCAAATGGAACTAGATCATTAAATTCTTCTATACTTAGTTCGTTAATATAACTGCTACCAACATCATTATAATTAAAGGTTATTACATTCTCTTCAGACTTAGGTAAATCTAATTCATTAACTATGTATATTTTAGGCGTTTGGGTATTGCTAGTATATTGAATACTAATTATTCTTATCTTTTCAAATCTTCCATCGTTAAATAATGTAGCCTATAATAAACAACCCTTATCTGTACTTTCTCCCTATTCATTTCCTTTAAATGTTTTAGATGAATTAGAATTACTAGATGCTATAGGAATTACTGGGCTTAATGAGGAAGTAGATGTTTCTCCACCATGTACACTAAATAACTAATAACAATACTACATCATACCAGCTGGCAAATTACCAGATGTTAACTCAATAAACTTAAAAGGAGCAATAGTAGAACTTGGTAATAAATCGAAGTAAGTATCATCTTCTATGTGATTAGTTTTATCTGTTTTATACTAAGCAGATATATTAATACATTTTATAGAAGAAGTACCATCAGATATATATATTTTACTTACTTTGTCTGATTCATAATTAGTAACTATAGCTACTTTATTAACTAAATTCATTACAGCTGATACTACTAATGTCCAAGTTGGTTTGATACTATTAAAATCAGTTATAGCCCATACATTATTAATATAGGTTCCTTCATACAATTCCATAGTAACTACTATACCACATTCTTCCACTGCCTTCTTTGTAGAATTGTACCATCTGGTTACTGCTGTACCAAGTATATTTTCAGATGCTTCAATACCACCTTCATACTATCTTACATCTTCTATATTCTATAGAATACCTGTAGTACCAGCATTATCTGTAAGTAATCGAATATTTTCAGCCCATCTATACTAGTTATCTGCTAACATAGTAATGTCACTATCAATATTCATACCACCAATAAATGTATTTACTTGGCTATTTATCTCCATAATCTACTATAATTCTAATTATAAATTTCTTGCCTATCACCAGTTGTACTAAAGAAAGTACGTTCTTCATCTATTTCTGGAATTAACGTATTCCACGTGTACTTCAAATTAGTTAGTTCATCCTGATTAGGCATTAATGATTCAGCGTATGCTTGTTTCCTATAAAAATTATAAGAATTTTTAGCATCTATCCAAAGCTATCTATGCACTTCTCCTTTTATATATTTAATATAAAGAATCTTTTGTGCACAATACCAAAAACAAGCTTCAAAGTATGATTGTACATCAGGCATCATTGGCATACCATCTTCATCTGTATAAATACAATGATAAGATATTTTAACATAACCTTCAGGTATATTAGATATTAAGTATCCTGGTTTAATATCATATTGCGGCTTATAACTAAAATTAGTACCATTGCCAGTAGGAGGACATATTTTTCCATTTTTACTACATACTGTATAATTGTTAATTAAAGCACTTAAAGTCTACCTAGTGTTATCATCCTTATTTAAAATGTTTAATGCATCTTTGTCATTAGTAAGATTATTAAGATTTTTTACTAAAGGTATTAATACATCATCGTGTACAATCATTTCACAACAGTCGCAGTTGTTTTTCTTATCGTATACACTAAAAGTACCTGTTGTTTTTTTCATTGGTATCCAGCCACCACAATTACATGTGGAGTAAGCAACACTGTTTAATCTTTCTAAATCACAGGGTAGTTTTGCTTGATAACCATTTAATGGTAATATTTCTACTTTGTGATCTAGTTGATTAACAGAGCCTATATTCATCATGGCTTCTCCTATCCATTGTTTAATGTCTGTAATAGGTATTTCAGTTTCATTTAAACCTAAGTCCGCAATTACTTTAGCAATCACGGCTTTACTACTTGTCATTTTATATATCATGGCTGCTATTCGTAATCGTGAATATTCTGTTTAATTATTGCAGCTAAATGTCTTTTATTTGCTCTAGTAAGTACTATCTAATACTTACTTTTGTTAGACACTAGCATATCTTGTTTGTTCCAATAAAGTCTGTACTTATAGAATCCCGAATGCTCATTAAGTAAATAAGTAAGTTTACCCAATTCTTTAGTAGCTTTATAATCTATTCTAAGACTTCTACCATCTAAATGCTTTGGCTATTTCTTTACTATTTGAATACTACCCATTCTATATGGTAGTTTAACTTCTTTACTTTCTTCTAATAACTAATCTCTAAGATAGCAAAAGTATTCAGTTACTATTTTTCTATAAGTAGTATAGTCTATATCATATACTGTATCTTTTTCTATGTTACTTAGATAATGATTATAGAAAGAAGGTATAGTATAAGAGACAGTTTTATTAGCAGATTTATTTAATTCATTCATCGTCTTATACTTCTATTAACATTCTAATTCATTACATTCTAAGTATCATCTTTACTATCATTAGTAGTATCAGATACTTGCTGTCTCATAGTTAAGAAATCTTTAGTAAAGATCAATTGCTTAACTGTACCCCACATGTAAGCAGGTAAAGGATATTCATCTTTATCAGGATTATAACACAATTTATCTTCTGTTGGATCTTCAGCAATTATTTCTACGTCAATATATTCTAACTAGTTAGCATCACCTTCTACATATATTCTGTTACCTTTAACATAGGCAATGTAATCTTTACAAGTATACTTTCTATATTTCTAAAACTTCATTTTAGTTTCAGAACCTAGTTGAATAATATTACCATAAGCATCTTTTACTGTTATTACTGAAGTAGTAAGTTTAGTACCAAGTAAAGTAGGTAATTCCTTATCCCCTTGGTATTCTGCATGACCTGGATCTTCTTCTATTTTATCCAGATGCATACGTATAGTCTAATAGAAAATCTAGTCTAATTGTTCTCCCTTATCTAACTTCTGTTTTAATAAGTAAGCTCGATAAGTTTTAATCCACAGCATTATCTAGTATCTACTGAGTTTTTCACTCTCAGTAATCTAATTATTTCTAGCTTCTAATAGAACATCATCAATGAGCTCATTCAATGTCATATTATTTATATTTAAATTATAATTATAATAGTCTTAAAACGCATTTTAAGACCTACTGTAAATTTTTCTAGTATATTAGATACACTCCTTAACAGAAACTAATAGCCTTTCTTAAATAGCTTTATAATAATTTTCCGAGCGCAGCGAAGGAACTCTGAGCGAAGCGAGGAAATATTATTAACATGTATAAACAACAAAAGCTCGTTCACTATACAGTGAGCGAGCCTCGTAGAGGTGAGCGAACGTTGTGAGCGTTGCCGAGTATTATTTCATCTATGGAGCTGGTACATTAGGCATAGGAGGTACTGGTGGTTTTTGGAATCCACTCATAAACATTTTCTTAGTATCTTCTATTATTTTTCTAATATCAGCTACATCATTTTTTAAGTCATTTATTTCTTTGCTGTTATCAACAGTATTGGTAGTTATTGGAACTTCTATTTGTGCTTCTAGTTGATCTAGAATATCTTTGCACTTCTACATTTCTTCGTCATATTTAGTAGCTGCTTCTTTTTTAGCTTTAAACTCATTGTAATTTTGTCTAACCATGTTGGCTATTTCTTCTTTGTTGGTAGCGACAGTAAGCCCAATAGAAGTATCATTGATAATTGACCGTTCAGCTGGCACGGATAATTTTTTAGATTCTCCATTGCAGCTAATGAAGATGTCAACTAATTTACGTCTGCTTTGTCCAGGGATCGGAAACTAACCTTGAGGTAAAGCTTCATCATAAGTATTTGACACCTAAGTAATAGAACCAAGACTATAGACAGTAGTTTTCTTAAAAGTCCCCAAAACTTCTAACACATGTACATGGTCTCCTATTTTTAATTGATTAAATAACATAATTGAATTGGTTTTAAAAGGGCTACCTTTTACAGTAGCCCTTGATTATTTTAAGCTGCTGGAGTAGCAGTTGCTGGTATATGATTAATAACTTGGAAGATACCTTCACATTTATTAAAATATACTAACAGTCTGTTACCATTTACTACATCAGCAGATGTTAACTAAACTCCAGTACTGCCAATCAATGGAATACCAGTTGTAGTAGCAGTAGTATTTTGTGTGCTATTAGGATTAATAGATACTACAAAAGCTGTTGAACCAGTAGCTGGAACTTGTGAGATTCGCAGGATCATTAACCCTTCATTGCAAAGTTGTTTCCAACGCCAAGGGCAAATATTATATACAACTGCTGAACCAGTAGTATCTGTAGTTACAGATATGGTACGCAGTGAAGGAATCCCATTACGATTCAGTCTAGTTACTGGAAATCTACTAGACAACATTCTAGGAGTCCATTGCGAATAAGGTAAAAAATATGGATTCATAATTCAGTGTTTATTAGTTTAACAATTAGCAACCACAGCTATTGCATCCACCTTCATATGCGTATGGATATCCATAACCATATCCACTGAATCCGCCATTACATCCATAAGGATTACATGTAATGTAAGCAGGAACAGGAGTAGGACGCAATTGATTTACAATATTAGCAGTTTGAGCAGACTGAGACAGACCTAATTCAAGAGCAGATTTTTCAGCACGTAAAGTGTCTATCTTATTCTGCATTTCACGCATTTCAAGTTGACAGAATTTGTCATTGATCATTTGAGTCTGTGCATCTATCTTAGCACCTATTACATTAAACTTGCTAGCATTATCTGTTAACAAATTGTTAAATCCACCAGTAATAGCGTTCTGCAAAGTATTAGTTTGTTGACAGATAGATAATCTATTATCTGCATTCATCTAAGTCAAGTTCAAATTAACTGAGTCAATTGAACGTTGAGTTTGGCAGCAGCAGTTAGCTAACTGAGATGCTAAGTTAGCATTACCAGAAGTAATAGCATTAATTACTTCACAACTAGCCAATTTAGTATCACAAGCAATCTGACTTACACTGTTATTAATAGTATTCAAAGCTGTCTGTACAGCGTTGATATCACAATTCAAAGTATTAGACAAAGAACCAATAGCATCTTTGTTACCTTGAATAGCCTGCATTAACAGATTTGTATTAGCATCAGTATTTAACTGAGAAGCAAGACGACTAGCATCATCGCCACCTCTACCAAAACCGTTGCCTCCAAAACCGCCCCAGCAGAAGAAGATCAGGATGATCCAGATCCACCACCAACCGCCGTTTCCGCCCATACCGCCGTTATTCATCATAGCCATAAGAGCAGCAGGGTCCATATTACCTTTGTTTGCATTCTGCAAAAGTGCAGCTACACCCGGATCTATTCCGGCATTTTGTACTAAAATTTTTTCAGGTTCGTACATAGTTCTCATAATTTTTGATTAAATTAATATCTTGATATTCTTCTTTCACGCATAGGTTCATATCTACGCATTCTTTCTTCTTCACGTTCATGATCGAAGTATTCATCATCTTCGTCATAATCGTAACCGTAGTGAGTCATTCTACTTCCTCTACCTCTTCCACGTCCTCTACCACCACGAGCATAACGGTATTCATGTTCATCGTCTTCATCTTCGTCTTCAAACATCAAAGCCGTTTTTGCTTCTTTACGTAATTTATCACACATGATATAGCAATAGTAATACCACATCTTTCCTTCTTCAATGTCTTTATCATTCAACCAAGCTTTTGCAAGCTCTACGAAGTATTTAATGTGATCACTACTTGTCATAGTGACAACTGCACGGTAGTAATCAGAACGCACCATATTGAGAGCAACGTACCAATCGTACTTGTTGTATTTCTCACTTTTCAGATTGATTCCGTACTGGTTAGCGATTGAAGTAGTTTCTTCTAAACTCCAATGTTCTCCACGAGAGCCATCTTCGTTTTCCATCTTAGAGACTGCTTTCAGTGCACTTTCTTCATTGAAGTGTGGACCATACATAGCCTCATGACGCTCTATTTTCAGTCTTTCTCTCATTGCATTAATTGATTTAATTATTAGACTTATAAAGTTCATTTTGATAAATCTATTACTCTAGTATTTTCTACGTTGATTAACTTGTTACTGTTATCAATTATGTACTTGTAAACAGTTCTTTTTTTAAAATCAAAGTGAAGGAGTCGCTAAAACCAATTCTTATAATTACGCTTATATTCTTTTTTAGGAATAATAAATAGTGATTGAGTATTGCGAATGTCGATACTATGTGTTAGGAGCGTATCTCTTTTATTTATTATGATTGATGTCAAATTATTTGGTTTGATTTCCACTTTAAAGTCAGTTGATCTAACTACTACTGTAGTATCATGTACTACTTTCTACTCCTATATTTGTACCTAAGTCAACTCCTTCTCTTTGATTTTTAATTTCTTCATTGTAGCTTGTACTTCTTGTATTAAGCTATCTTTGGTTTCTTTAAATTCATCTAGAGTAAGCTATAAAACTCTATTATCATTCTTCTACTATGTTGCTAGCTATTCATAGTAAAGATAGTTATTAGTTACTCTATCTAGTTCTCTATTCTTTTTATCTAGCTAGTTATTCTAATAAAAACAAATGGCAGCGAGAATCGTAATGATAATCACTGCCATTGCTTTGTAATTTCTTTTAAACCAACCGATAATGTTACTTGTTAATCTTTTTGCTAGACTTATCAGTATTGGTATCATTTGTAATAGTATTTTGTTCTTCTAAGATGTCTGTTATATCTACATCTAAATATTTTTCTGCCTTAGACTTTATTATTTTTGTAAACAGTTTTGTTACTAGTGAATTAGGTTTTAATGCCTTTCGAGATTCTAATAATGATATTATTTCTGCTAAACATATAGCGCCTGCTGCAACTTTAGCTAACACCAGATCCGCATATGTCATAAATATAAACTTATCTAGAAAAGTAAATCCAGCTATCATTATAGCTGCAAATCCTAGCTTTTCTATAGTACTCCAGAACTTACCAGACTCAAAGTGTTTAGAACCAGTAAACTTCTTGTAAACTTTATATCCATAGATTAAGTCTAATATTATGAACAGAAACGTTACTCCTATTAAAGGCATTGCTGGAGTTAGTATAGTTGCAATTCCAGTTAACCAACCTGCTATAGATTGGTATCCGTTAGCAAATATACGTTTCATAAGATTCATTATTTCTTCACTTCTACTTAACACGTTCACTTAGTTTTCTGAAATAAAAATGCTAGTCGGTAAAATTACTGCTAGCATATGTTAAAGTCTTGGCAATTTATAATTAAAACGTATTCATTCTTCGTATGTTCTATTCCCTTTACGTATATCTAAGTAATCTAATAGCTCTTTATGTTTTATTGTTTTAGTAAGTAAAGAATAACAATTCGCATGTTTAAACCAGCCTATATAACTAGCCATTTTTCTTCTATAATATTTATAATTAGTATTCCTTCTATATAGTTTAGAATTCTTTTTACAATATCTTTTTTTCAATGCTTTTCTGACTAAAGTATAGTCGTGGTATATTCTGTATCCTACAAAGTCTATACTTCTACTTTCTACTGGGAATACTTGATAATTATTCTTTAACTAAAGATTTAATTTACTTTTTAGATACTATTTTATATCTCTAAGTAAAGTCTATAGAAATTTCTTATCTTTATGCAGTATTACTATATCATCTGCATATCTGTAGTAATATTTTATATCTTTATCTTCTTTAACCCAATGATCAAAATATGACAAATATAAATTAGCAAAAAATTGTGATAAGTAATTTCCTATAGGTACTCCTTCAGATGAATCTATTATTTCATCTAACAACTATAACAATTCTCTATCAGCTATTTTTATTCTAATTATTTGTTTTAATATTTTATGATCTACAGAAGGATAAAATTTCTTAATATCTATTTTAAGACAATATTTAGTATTTTCTCTATCTTTTAAATCATTCTGTATTTGTTTTAATACTTTGTGAATACCTCTTTTTTTAATACAACTATAAGTCTAAGGTATCATTTGATTAATCCACAAAGGTTCCATTATATTCATAATAGCGTGGTGTACTATACGATCTGGGTAATAAGGCAATTTAAAAATTATTCTTTCTTTAGGCTCATATAATTTAAAAGTAAAATATTCAGAAGTTTTATAAGTATGATTTATTAACATTTCCTATATCTATTTACAGAAACCTTCTATATCTTCATCAACTTTTTTAACATCATCTCTATGAGTTTTATTTTTTCTAGCATTATGATGAGCTAATATTATATTATCTAAATCTGTTATTTTCTAATATAAATTTCTAAATTTCTTCATAGTCTGAAATTACAAAGAGCTTTCGATATTTCGCTACTAACCCTTAATAAATTATTTATATTTTTTACCAAGTGGTAAGGTCCTTCTCAGTAGTTAGCCATTATATGATATCCTGATAATCTTCTGAAAATGTAATTTCATTGAACTGATATTAGCATTGGAATTACTAACACTATTATTGGAATTAAGATTGAATAGACCTGCTTTACTGCTATTGTCAGAGTTACTACTTTTTTACTTAAAACTAATAATGCATACTCGTTCTAATTCTAGAGAAGCAACCTGTGGGTATTACTTAACTATACCGTATTGCATAATTAAGTCATTACTCCGCCCACGGGAGATATGTTAATCGAGAACCGATATAAGCATAGGAAGCACCAACACCATGCTTGGAATTAAGATAGAAGAGACCCGCCGCACCGCCATCGCCAGAGCCACCACCTATTAACAAACAATGTAATGAACCATCCGTATTATCCCAATTATAGTCACACCAGTATGTTGTTTCTGAACCATTGTTGCAAGATAAAGCGAAAAAGTCACACGTAGACGTAGTTACTATTTTTGTTTTGTATCCAGTAACTACAGCATTTGCTGCTATATTTTTATAGTACGGATTATCATTCGAGATAGAATCACCGAAATGATCTGGAGAATCGCACTTATACCAAAATCTAGCGCCGTAACCAGAAATATATACACTAATAACATCGTCAGTGTGTTTCCACACATGCCCAAATGGATTCTCTATTCCTCTATATCTATTACACTTTCTTGTAGTAGTTGTAGTATTAGAGCCAGATGAATCTGTCTATTGTATAGTTACTGTAACTTCACCAGAACCACTACCTAAACTATCAGAACTTCCAGTAGGAATAAACGAGTAAGTTGTAGCTCCGTTGATAGTTACTGTACCTGTAGTACAACCAGAACCTAATCCACCTTGTCTAAATCCTTCAACTGTTAATGCAGTATTAACTGCTTTTTGACTATTTCTGGTAGCATATTCTACTAAGAACAAATGACATATAGCTCTGTGTTCATTATATGTATATATATTCCATGAATTTCCTAAACCATTAGCTCTTGCTTTTGGTCTTACAGTAGATCTTGTGAAATTAACACTAGGTATTTTATTTTTAGAAGATCTATAATAATTTCCATCAATATAACCTTCATATGCAGACACATAAGCTTCTTTATGGTGATGCCATCCTGGTTTGGCATGTGGACATATTTTTAAATTATGTGTTTCAGTAGATTCTGTATAATCATCTATCCACCAAAATTCAGGTATTTTAATCATTACGTTTACGTTATTGTCTTCTAACAAAGTACCTACATCTCTCCATCCTCCAGCAGAATAATTTTCACATTTAGTCCAACTATCATTTAGCTTTAACATCCTATATAAAGGATTTCCATCTTTGAAATAAATATATCCTTTCATCATACTCTATATAGGCAGTGTTCTATGCATATCCATATTACCAATACGAGTACAATCTGGATTAGATGATGTTTCTGACCAAGATACACCGTACCAGTCTGGAGCATCTAGTGTAACAATTTCACCTAATACAAAATTATCTGGTTTAGTAGTAACAAAACTACTAGTTAATACATCGTTAGCTAATTGTTTATTCTTACAAGTAATAGAAATAGACGATCTATATATTCCAGTAAAACCTAACCAAATTTCTACATTTGTAGAAGTGACTACATATCCAGCTATTACTGCATCTCCACTAAGCTACGTATCACTTTGCTACTTAACTAATTTAACAGATTCTCTATTTCTAGTACTAGCTACTAGTGTAGAATAATTGTATTGATTAGAACCAAAATCTCCACCTCCTACTATTTCAAAAATAACATATTTAGCAGAAGTAGTATTTTGTGATACTAGTGGTAAAGTAGCTAATTTCAGCCAATCTGTGTTATTAGCACCTACTCCATAAAACTTAGTATAATGAATACCTGTTTTATCGCCTTCAGACACATTGTAACCATCTACCATATCTGCATTCAAGTTGGCACATAGAGTAGTAGAACTAGTTTTGATAGGAGCCAAATTAGAACTAGTATATAACTCTAATTGTCCATCCCCAAGTACTGCTTTATTAGTAGAATTAAAACCAAAAACTAATTTATTATCGACATTAGTTCCAAAATACCACGTATCAGTTGTCTAATCAGCTGTATAAAAACGCATATATGCTCCACTATCAGATGCAGTACTGAATAATGCTAATTGAACTCCTTCTGAATTTTTAATATTTAACATGCCAGTCATAGTATCACCAGCTTTCTTTACATAAGTAGTAGTAGGATCTACACCTAATGCACTAGTTACATTAGCTTTAGTTAAACTAATAGTACCATCAGTATTAGTAATATTACTACCAATCTTAACTCCACCTAATACACTACTAGATGCTGTTGGTAAAGTATAAGTATAAGTAGCTACTAATTTACCTGTACTATCAATAGATAATCTATCTCCTACTATTATACCACCAAGTGTAGTAGTTGTAGCAGCAGGTAATGTGTAGTTATTAGCATTATCATCTATACCAGATAACTTAGTTTTTTCTTCTGTTGTATAATCTTCAGTAGATAATTGTTTACCAATTACTTTGTCTACTTTAGCTTTAGAAATAAGTTCTACATCTGCGGATAAAGTGGATTCTACACCTGTAGCACGATTAATTTCATTCTGTATAGCTGTAGCATTTGCTGATTCCGCAGCAGTTGCTCTAGCTATTTCACTAGATAAATCACTAGTTAACTTCTGCTCTGCTCCCTACGCTCTAGTCTATTCAGCCGTTACAGTAGTATCAGTGTATGACTTAGCTTGTTTAATAGCATTGGCTATAGAACCAGTAGTAGATTCATTACCATTAATAATAGTAAGTTTATCTTCGTTTACTTTTACTCTATTAGATAATGAAGATACACTGTTATTAATAGTAGTATCTGCCTAAGTTCTATCTAATATCTCTTGAGCTAAATCATCAGCTACATCTTGAATATTACCTTCTATAGCAGTAGTATCAAATGAACCTGACAATGGGTCCCAACCTTCTTCAGTCCATACAACATTAGTACCTGGATCATAGTGTTTATCATCTAAATCAAAAGCATTAGTAATATTATATACATCACCAACTACATTTCCTTCAGTAGGTAGATTTTCAAATGTACTAGATCCTTTTACTTTGTATGCACCAGATAGTTTAGCGTCTACTTGAGATTTAGTATATGTGTCAGACTTGTCTGCTTTTAATGCCAATGCAGCATTTGTAGCATTAGTGTGGTCTGTAATCTTATTATCTAATTCTTCTTCTTTAGCCTTAGCTCTATTAGTTTCTACCAGTATAGCTGCGTTTCTATCATTTACTTCAGTAGTGATAGCATCTTTCCTATCTTGTATTTCTTTATTGATAACATTAGTGTGCTGTGTATCTATTTTGGTAGATCTACTGATTTCGTTTGATAAGCTAGTAGATATTGTGTTTTCAGCAGACTCTGCTCTGTTCTTCTCTGTTGTAATTGCATTACTTAATTCAGTTTCAGCTGCACGAGCAGTTTCAGCTTCTTTTACTATTTTACTATTTAATGCAGATAAACTCGCATTCAGTTCATCAGAGTCAATGTCAATAGTAATAACATTATCATCACTAATGTTTACATCCTTGCCAGGTTTAAGTTTATTAATTAGATCATTATAATCACCAGATGTAGCTACTGGTTTAAAGTCTGGTTTATGAAGAATATTATCCCAATCTACTGCTAAATCACCAGATGCGCTAATTACATTAGTATCTTGATCAATTTCAATGTTTAATCCTGGAATAAGTTTCTTCTAGTACTTTGCACGAACATCAGCAAAAGTATCAATCATTTCAGTATGAAGCTCTTGTAATTGATGTTGTTTAACAAAGTCTAAGAAATCCTTAGAAGTAACAATACCAGCAGAACTTATAGAAGCTACTGGTAATGAAATAGTTTTATTACTTCCATCATACTTAAACATTACCATTGTAATGTCATTAGAATTAGAAGTATTAAACTATATATCTTTTATTACATCTTTAACCTCTTCATCATCTACTTTACTATCTACATCACTAACATCTGCTTTATTATTAAGCAAATTATTTACTTGTGTTTTAGTATAGTAATTGCTGAGGTCTGGTATACCACCTGAAGCAGATAGTCTTACCCATTCGGTTCCATTGAAATATTTAATGCTACCACCATAAGGATTATCAGATAAGTCAACCCAATAGTCTATCTCTTCGGGATTAGGTTGAACAGACGTTGCAAAAAATATTATCCTATTTGTTACCATATGTATTTATTTATTAAGCTGCCGGTGTTTCTAGTGCAGCAACTCTTGTAGTTAATGCGTCAATTAAATCTTTTAATGCTTTACCTTGAGCAGCAGCTAAAGCATTAGTAGTACTTGTAGATGTTAATGAATTTTCTACAGTAGTTTTATTTGCTTGAGCAGCTATACCATCAAGTTTACTTTTATATGCATCAGTAAAATCGTTACTAGACAATTCTTTACCTTCTACTTTATCTACTTTACCTGATTCAAGTGCAGTAATTCTAGCACTTTGATCATTATCAGTATCATCATTTAAAGGTTTCCATTTACTATTACCAGCATAATACTTAATTACATTACCTTTTGGATCTGCTGCTAAGTCAACCCAATACTCGAATTCTTTAGGATTGGGAGCTACATAGCTTCTTGTTATTCTTGTCATATACGTATATTTTAATTGTTAATTCTAATGTATTACAAATTGTAATAACTTATGAGTACCTGTAGAGTCACTTATATTAAGAGATATACGTGCCTGTCTAGTACTATCTGTGTCATTAGGATCTAATGTAATATCTATTCTATCCTATTTGACATTTATATGTACATACTGTGCAGAACTAAATCCTTGAATATTGTACATATTACTATGAACATCTAGTGATACTGTTTCACCAGATTTAATAAATCTATGTGGAGTAAGATTCCAAGCATCAATTACTTCTGGAATAATATTCCTGGCTCTATTATCCACATATAATATATTATATAATATTGTTTCTTTTTCCATAACGTATTTTAAAGCGTTTTAAGCCACTTTCTTTAATAAATGAACAACTTTATCCATTAAACTCTACAAGCTTCTTAGAAGAGCCCTTAGGCTGATATACGTCAATGTGTGACCATCCATCAGTGTTAGCTTCTAATCTAATAGGATATTCAAATAAATCGGCATTCTATCTTACTATATCATTTACTGTTTTACTATCTAAATCCTTTACATTAAAGTCAATAGCTTTACCTAAACAATGTGCAGATAAGTAAATGCTATTTTTATTCTTTACTAATTGACACATATTGCAACGTAAACCTCTTTGTGAGAACTAACCACCAGCTTTCCAAGTATTAACAGTAATAGGCTTATTAAATATTTTAGTACGTAATACATACAAAGTACTAAGTATTTCGGTACTTATAAACTACCAAGAAGTTTCACCAAATTTATTATAGCAATGCGGACATACTAATTCCTAAACTTTGAAATATTTGCTTACTTCTTTTATTAATTCATTTCTATCCATGTGATTTTATGTATAAATTAAATAAGAGTTTTCGACATTAAGCTACTAGCCCTATTAATGAATTTATGTTTTTTACCTAGAGGTAAGGTCTCTCTCCTAAGGTAGCCATTATATGATAAAATACGTTAATTGTTAATAGTAATTTATTTACTCAATATCAGCATTGGAATTACTAAGACTGTTGTTAGACTTCAAATAGAACTAACCTGCATTAGAACTATTACTCAAGTTACTGCTTTTTATTCACGGAGAGACAACCTATAATTTAATTATGGCAGATATACTAAACGACACCCAAGATCAGCATAGGAATAACCAAGACCGCCGCCAGACCGCAAAGCGAACCAACCCGCACCAGAACCAGCACCCAAGCGACCGCCTATAAAAACAGTTCTATTAGCTGTACTATTAGATGAATAAGTATAGTCAGTAAAGTAACTACTAGATTGATTGTGAGTTCCAGTACCTGGTGCTACAAATAATTCAAATTGTGGAGTATATTGCAAATCTTTATACCAATTGTTAACAGTTACTGTACTACATTTAAATTCATAATTACTTAATGTATCACTAAATTTAGTACGATCTTCTGTATAGTATACATCATTAACACCTGTTTCTGCATTATAATGAACGATTACATCAATAGTATTTTTAAATACATGACCAAACGGATTCTCAATACCACGGTATCTATTTGCTTTTCTAGTAACAGTGCTAGTAACAGTTCCTTCTGCATCAGTATTACTAAACTGTTGAGTTATTTGACCAGATCCATTACCTAGACTATCTGTACAACCACAAGTAAATACAGAGTAAACAGAAGCACCATTGACACTAATAGCTCCATCTGTAGCTCCAGTACCAAGACCACCTTGTTTGTAACCTTCAGCTGTCAATTGATCGTTAACATTTAATTGCCCATTCATATTAGCATACTCTACTATATATAGTAAAGAAATAGCTTTATGTATTTTATAAGTATATATGTTCCAGTGGTCATTGCCATTAGCTCTTGCATATAACTAAGATGTAGATCTATTAATAGATACTGTTGGCTTAACTGTACCATTGTTAATAGACTTTAATACTTTATTATCATTATATGCTTCATATGCAGAACAATACGCTTTAGGAAAATGTTCAGCTCCTTCTACTTCATGTTGATACAGTCTTAATTCAATATTATCATCAGTAACTACAGTTAAAGCCCAAAATTCAGGTATTTCTACCATAGTATTAAGAGTATAATCTCTGTCTGTACCATCTTCATACTTAGTCCAATCTGTTGGATTTAAATATTTTACTGTTCCATCAGAAGACACAGTACAACCTTTCATCTTAGACTATATAGGTAGATTCTTATGATAGTCTGCAATACCGGTTCTAGTCCTAGCAGAACTTACCTATTCATAAGTAAAAGATATCCCATAATAATCTAGATCATCTTTATTCTTATTATAAGTAGCAGTATCATATTCTCTTTCATCTATGATGACTCCTCTGTCATCAACATCATATTCTAGTATCTTATTGCCCAATATATGGTGCATTGTTATTATTTTCATTTCTCTATCTACTTCTATCCATACTATCTACTAGCAAATCGGCTATAACATTTATACCTAATTGCTTACTATCACTAACTAGTTGCTCTTGCATTACTACTAGGAGCATCTAATAGATGCCCTCTAGTAGTTCTCTGTCACTCAACTGTTTGATCTGATTGTGTAATTGACTATTCATTTTTAATATTACTTAAAGCATCTATAAAGAAAGGAGTAGCATATTGATTAGCATACTTAGTAATTAAATCTACTTCTAATTCACTATAATCTTCTTCTCCAGTAGAATTATATATTTTTAATGCTAACGAGTGACCTGCTATTCCAGCTGATGTTTTGTATAAACCTTCAGCTAAATCTTTAGCTACATCAATATACTGTTCAATAGTTTTATTTATATCAACGTATACTTTGAGTTGTTTAAAATTTATTTTCATAGTTTCTTTATTTAATTTTTTTATTAACCAACGAAATATTCCTACCAAGTGTTATAAGCAACACGTACAAATATTCTAGCATCATCATTATATGTAGTAGAACTAGTACCAGCTGATTGATATGCACCAGTGGATGATATCCATGCACATGAATCTCGTCTAATAGTATATGTATATCCATTAGATACACTCATAAATACCATTGTTCCTACTTTACCTTGGTTTAAAACCATAGTATACCCAGATGAAGTTACATTACATACACATGAAAATGTTACACCATTAATTAATGCTGAAATATTCAAAACTGGTAAGTTCCAACCATAGAAAGCACCGTTGTCTACAAAGATTGCGGCATCAGATACTGATGCCGCAGATATGTACAACGGCACAGTAACAGTATTTCTACCAGAAACATAGTAACCATCTATAGCTATAGCTGCTAACGCACTAATACTACTATAGCTACTATTATATACAGATACTACTTTTGAACCAAATGTTGCACGAATTAAGTCATTAGAACTAGTAGCAGATAATATAGAGAAACCAGAACCTGTAATATTAATAGTAGTAGTAATAGAATATGCCTAACTTGGAGTACCCAAACTGCTAGTAATAGAACTGCTCATTTTTAATGTACCACTATTAATAGTGAGATTTGTAGTAGTACAGTTAGTGAACTAACCATTAGTAAACGTACCAGATGTAGCAGTAACTGTACCTTCAAATGAACCAGATGTAGCAGTGATATTACCAGTGATAGTTGCATTTGTACATGTAAATGCTCCAGTACTACTGTTCATTGATAATACTCCACTATTAGAAGTAAATATATTATTACTAAAGCTGAATTCACCAAGTTTAGCATTATTAGCTAATAAGTTGTTTACAGTTAAAGTATTATTTTTACTTGCCTATTGCCAATATGAACTACTTGATGATGGAGTTTGATTAGTATTAGTAGATTTAGCTAAATATGTATTACCAGAATATTGTACATAATCTATTACAGTCATATTTTGATAATTTTCATATTTAGTGTATTCACTACTACTCATAGCTGTAGTTGCAGCAGCATTATAATAAGTAATACCAGATTTCCAATAACCACAGTCACGCATAATAGTATATTGACTATCTGCATCAGATCCATCTGCACCATCATATACAACTGGAGCCTCATAACTGATTACAGTCCACTAACTATCTGGTGAAGGAGTAGTATCTGTACAGAAACCAAACCAGAACTTAGTAGCATAAGTATCAGAAGCCCAACTTGCAGTATAAGATGATTGATTAGAACTAGAAGAAGATACTTTATTCCAGCTACTACCACTATAACGATATACAGCAAAATAACCATAAGCCTAAGATGTTACACCACTGCTATTAGTTTTAATAGCTCTAAGAGTACAACTAGTAGTCTATAAATATCCTAAACTAGATCTAATAGATGCTGGAGCTCCACTCATTGTAATACTGTAACCATCTGCTCCATCAGATCCATCTGATCCATCTTGTCCTGGATCTCCTTGATCACCTTTATCTCCCCATTTAGACCACAGAGCGCCAGTTTTCCAAGCCTACCATTTACTATTTTCTTTCTTTCTAGTCCATACATATTCATATTTAATAGCATCTGTAGGACCAGTAGGATTATCAGTCCATCCGTCTGGTACGTAATCATCCTATTGATATTCACTAGAATCTACATTTGCTGGTGGATAATTTGCTCCACCTGGAGCTAAACTAGAACCACCTATATAGGTTGAATACCTTCTATAGATATATTCATATCCATCTCCATCCTTACCTCTTTCTGAATATCTAGACCATATACCAGGAGTAGACCAATTACCCCAAACCTAAGTAGACTTATCTAAGTATCTTTGAGATACCCATTCATACATTAATGAGGCAGTAACCCCAGTAGGATGATCTGTCCAACCAGAAGGTATATTACCAGCTTGATTTACACTAGTAGGAGTAGCAGGTTGAGACCCATCTGCATTTCTAGTATAAATAAATTCAATACTATTACCATCTTTACCATCTTCACCATCAGCACCAGTAAGACGTATAAGGTTAGACCATGCAGTTAAAGTACCATCTGGATTAGCAAATCTTTGAATTTGCCATACATATTCTCCTTCTCCTGGTACTAATTCACTATTAGTAGACCAACCTGAAGCTGCTGCATCTGTAGGAATAGAAGGTTTAGTAGCAGATATTTTCCATCTGTATTGATAATGACCACCAGACAGACCTTGTTCACCCCAATTAGACCACAGTGCTGGAGTACTAAAATTAGACCATACACCGTCTGTACGTACACGTTTGCAAGTCCATTCAGCTTTATAGTCTTCATTTACTCCTTTAGGATCATCAGACCAGTTATAATCTTTAGATCCACCATTAGATATAGTCGGTATATAATCATTCTATTGAATAGATGATGGAGTTTGTGGTACTCTATCGACATCGGCAGTACGAGTAAAAATATACTCATAACCATCCCCATCCATACCTTTTTCACCCCACTTGGACCATAATACTGGTTGTGAGAATTCTCCCCACACACCTTCTCCAATTTTAGCTGCTTTCTTTTCACGTTGTGATACCCATTCGTACATCATTTCCTTAGATACTCCTTGTGGACTATCTGACCAACCAAATGGTATATAATCATCTTGTTGAGATGTATCTGGTTTATCAGGAGCATCACTAGCACTAGTCACTTTATAAATAAATTCAAGTTTAGTACCATCAGATCCATCTTCACCTGTTTCACCAGTAAGTCTAATAGGATCTGTCCAACCTGACAACGATTTATCAGCATATACTGTAGCTTGAATCATCCAAGTATATACATCCATACTTTCTCTAGTAGGTGGATACATATACCAAGTATAATTATCATCAACAGGTGGTATTTGTGAACTAATAGGTTTAGGTGGTTTTACACTAGAATTAGTATAACAGAATACGGTATACTGACCATCTGTACCAGCTACAGATGCACCACGGAATCTATTAGGATCTCCCCACTATACATCGGGATCATCTACTTTACGAGAACTTTTAGTAGACATCCATATAGCAGATGCTGTATAATTTCTATGCCAACCATATGATGTACCATCTCCAACAGGTCTATCAGGAGTAGCATCATTATCATTATATGTTACCCATAAACTATTACCTTCTAGCTAGTACGATAGATTGAACTCTCTATTGAATATAGCAGTACCTTCACAATGAATATAAATAAGTAACTTCATATCGTGAATATTGGTAATCTTAGTAATAGTAAACTTACCATTATCTACTCTACATTCAATACCATTAGATTCCCAGGTACAGAAGAATGTGTCTCTGTCTACTACAGTATTATATGTTAAAGCTGTTTTACCTCTCCACGCCTATACTTCAAATGTAAATTGTTCTTGCTATTGATAATCTGTTATGATATTGAATTCATTATCAACAATTATACTACCTTCTGTTCTAGTAAGAGATACTGAATAAGCATCCTGACCATGTAAGTCTTCTATCTGTTCAGGAGTAAATTGTACATACGCATCAGTAAGATAAATATTACTAATATATGCACCATTACCAGTAAGATTACCATCATTAGGAGCACCAGGTATATTCAAACCATCTAATAAACCAAATTGTGATGCTATATTTTTAGATGGATTAATATGCCAAGTATTTACTTTCTTTAAATATCTCTTATACTGTCTAGTAGAGTAAGCACTATCTTGTCTGGTTTCATCAGTAAAGTTACCATAAACAGCAAATTTCATTGACTTACAAGGATGTTGTGTAGTACCTTGTTTCAATGAATATCTGAATTGTTTACCTCTAGCATCTAATACTTCTATAGGAGTAAAGTAAGATGTAGTAAATCCCTATACTTTATCAAATCCACAATCATCAGCACCAGTTTCAGTATTATTAACTCCATCAAAGTTATGGAATATACCTCTACATATATCATTTACATGTATACCACTATATTCTCCATCTTCTAACTTCAATGTAACAATCTGATTAACTAAGTCTACATCTTCAATTGTACCAAATGCAATTGAATTCCACAGTTCACCACTTACTACATCTATCTTATTAAATCTTAATTCTGGTACTTCTAAAAACTCTCTAAGGATAAGACTAGTCATTTCTCCTCTACCATCCTTATCTATTTGAGCACCTGTACCACCAATCATACCAGTAACAAAAGTACCTATCTAAACTCCTTGATTTAGATAAGTCATCTTATTACTTCTTAAACCTCCATTGAAAGTAATTATACCAGCAGCTGTGTCATCGTACAATTTACTTAAGAATAACTTACTACCTTCAGATTTAATCATAGCTTTTACTACAGCAGTATCTACTACACCGCCTCCTTCTCCACCACCAATACCTAATGCTGATGGTTGTATATTATGCCATGTACCATCACTAGCATACTACAGTAAGTCACCTTCTGTAATATAAGTAATAGTAACATCTTTAAGAGTAGCTAGATGGTTAATTCTTTCAACTAAGGTATCAAGCTCACCAACACTAGTATCTAAGGTATTGACATTACCCTAAAGTGTCCTTACTAGTCCAGTGAGTTCATTTAATTCGTCTTTAGTTGCATACTATGCCATTATTTCAATAGTTTATCTATTACTACTAATAATTTCATTCTCTATTCCTCATCTATATTAAACGTATCTCCTTGAATTAGTATATCATATACGTAATTAACACACACATAGTTTAATATCTGAGTTCTATCATAAGCAATATCATATTTTACTTTATTGCTTATTGTTTTACCTATTTTATAGTTATTTTCTATCATAGTGTACAACAACCATTACTACAACTCCTACAAACTCTACAATTTGTTATCCTATTATATGTACAACAAGTATGTTCTAATGGAATTTCTAAGAGTCTACATAAATCAACATAATAATCTATAGCATCTTCAGTTAACTAATTAGCTAGAGCATATTCAAGTAATTGTGATTTAAAATCACACATTAATATTTTTTCTTTCTAATGTTTGTCCAGACATGTATTACAAAATGTTACCAACATGTTTACTTTTCTATAATACAGGTTTTTCTAGTCTATTGCAATTGAAACTGCATTATTACTCCCAACAACATTAACTATAAAGGATGTAGAATCATATTCTGTAATATCTATAGTAATAGTGTTATCAGAAACATTGGGAGAATTAATGACATGATTATGATCTTCATCATTTTCACTATACATATTTTTCTTATTAAGAACATTGTCCAAATAAACTTTAGTGACCGAACTAGCGCTATCTAAAGTGATTGTGAGAATATTATTTTCAATCTTTGTATTAATTATTTTCATATCAATCATATCAATAAAATTAAAAAGGCGAAGCCGAGGATAAACCTCAACCTCGCCTGGGTTTAAATAAAGAAACCGTGTATTATCCAGCACTAGTATCAACACCAGTGATAAATGCTTTAAGATTCTTAACAAATTGAGATGCACTCAAGTTAGCTGCTTCTTCAACGTATAATTCAGTAGTCAACGGAGTAGTTTTAATGTACTGATTATCTGGTGATAAATACAAATTGTCATTTTCAATAGTAATGTAATCGTAGTTAGCACCTTCAGTAACATTACGTTTCGGTTCGATAACAGGATATGCATCTGTAAATACATGACCCTTGTAACCTAACATACGTACTTCCATATCACGAACTTGTTTCCAGTAACCTTTACCAGGTTTACCAGCAGTCTTAGTAATAGTTACACCAGGAACTGCTTCAGGAACATTAGATAACAATGCGCCAGGAATAGTAACATACAGAGAAGCTTCCATAGAAACTACTGAATATTCATTCAATGAATAAACACCTTCGTTATCATCTTTAGGAAGAGCTGTAAGTGTTAATTTATGACTTGCAAATGCAGCATTTACTCTACGATTTGCATGTTTATTAATCTTCTTCAACAGTGCATTACCCAAATCGTCAGCAGTTTCGGTTGTAGCAATTACTTCATAAGTATGAGTAAACTGTCCCGGAGCTTCGTACATGTCTTTATAAACAATACGCAAAACATATCTGTGACCGATAACAACAGTAGCACTAGTTAAATCAATTTCGATTTTTTCTTCTACAGGTGCAACATAATCACCAATTACATAAGAAGGTTTAGAAGCTTTCTGAATGGCATTAGAGTACTCTACAGAACGCTTAGTAGCACTAGTACCATTAGGCAAAGCAATAGTCATATTCTCACCAGCTACACCAATATATACTGTAGATGCATTTACTGCACCAGCTTCATTTTTAATTAAGTTCTTATTTTCATCAAATAAAGCTACAGCACCCTGAGCAAGACTATCTACTGTAGTATAAGATGCTGGACATGTTTTACCGATAAGTACGGTATCAACTCTTGTAATCATATATAAAAATAATTAATTGTTAGACTTAGCGCTAGTCTGCTTGTCTTCTACTTTCCTTATTGCAGATTTCCACGTTGACAAGCGCATTAATTTTTTATTATTCCATTGAAGCAATTTCATTGGAATAAGCATTATAATGCTACATTGGTTTAGTAGCAAGATAAATCTAAATTGCCATTTTCACAATCTCCATATGTGTATGTTCTGGCAAATCTGTATATTCTGTATTAGTAATATTACTTGGATTAATATCAGATGGTTTAGCTAAATATGTAATTTCATATTCACTTACTTTGTATTGACCATCTGTGTATAATATTACATTATTATTTTGAATTAACTTTAAAGGTCTAGCTTGACAATATTTTAGCTTATGTTCAGATAATGAATTACTTAACTGTCTATCTATTGTTTCAATTGTAGATTCTAATGTATCTGTATACTTAACTATATATGCACCTAGATTATCTTTTTCCCAACATTCATTAGGGTATTCATCACTTGGTTGTATACCAGCTGTATCACCAAGTAATAGTACATAATCATCTGGTAATTCAACAGAGTATGAATTTTTAGTTCCTTTAGATATCTGTGAATTTGAATAGTTCTTTTTACGTATTAGGGTACGTAAATCATCTATACGTTTTTCTGTCTATTCAAATCCTTGAGCTTTAAAGTTAATACCTGAGTATCTTGTTTTATAAAATTTATCAATTGCCTCATTAATGAATGATATAATAGTATCAGACGACAATTTGTCCTTAATAACTAAATTAGGATCCATTAACTGTAGTCTACGTTCAAATTCTATTTGCATATTTCTTGGACTCATATCATTCATCTATTTGGTTTAACTATGATTTAGTCTGTATTCTCTTAGACTCAATGTCTTCTAATGCTAGTTCTACAGCTCTATTAATTACTTCAAACTGCATATATTCAGGTATTTCACTCATACCGTCTGCTGGTAGATTTTCTATCTTAGTAGGAAACTTAACATAAGTAATATCTACATAATAGTTATTACTACTCATAGCTAAGTAATCGTAGTAAATATATAAGGTATTATCTTCTATTACAGCTACTGGTTCTTCTATCCAAGGATTGTTGTTATAAGTTTTCTTGAATTTAGTAGCATCTGCATGATCTATTAATTTTATAGTAGCTTTCTTATTATTAAAGTTTAATACTGCATCTACAAAGAACATTCTATCTCCATTAAATAGATTAGTAACATAACATCTGTTAGAATCTGTTTCAGTATTAGCAATAACATTTGTATCTGTATGTACTAATTTTTCTAAGTCATGTATACGCTTTACCGATCCTTCAAAACTAGTTTTTAAATAATTGTTACCAGTAAATTTATTACTTATTTCCTGGTATAAACCTTGATCTAACCAGTAATCTATTTCTTCTGGTAAGAAAGCAGGACAACCCCCAAAGGCTACGCTTTGAGAGTTCTTGTCCATTGCTACTTTAAAATATGAGTGAAATTGTTCTCTAGTCATTATTTAGATTTTATTTCAGACATAATACTTAAGTAAATATCTTGATTCTTTTTGTCTTTCAAATATGCAATTACATCTTCAAGACCGTTACCAATAAGATCAGTACCAAAGTAATATGATGCTCTGTTCTTACGAATAATATTTTTACTTAAAGCTTCTTCAATTACAAAGTTAATTTCTTTATTAGGATTATCTACCCAAATTCTAATAAATCTTGCTGGATCAGCTTCTACGTTTTCACCAAGTCTAGCTTCAACTAATTCATTAGACATAGTGTCAGCTTTAACTCCAAATAGTCTAAGACATTTGCGCATATCTTCAAGACTCATCTTATCTAATGCTCTATAAGCATCACGTTTAACTTTGTTAGCTTTATTAATTTGTTCTGCTTCAGCTTCTTTATTTATAAGTACATAATCAGTAGATGGTGTTATCTTATCAATACCATTAGCTACTCTCTTATGTCCTAATAGGAATAAATATTGCAATTCACCTTCAGGTCTATCAGTATTAATTACTAATTCTTTCTTACCAATCTTAATTGCAAATGTATCCCAAAATGTGCTATCAGGATCTAACTCTCCTTCAGCTTTACCCATTTTCTGTTCTAGTTCTCTAGCTTTATCTTGAGTTAGACCTGTGTAACGACTACCAGATCTTGTCCAATATGAGCTCAAGTAATCAAAGCAGTTGGACCATTTTACTAATCCAGTCCACGGATTCTATTTAGTTATTCTAACGATTACTTCCATAATTATAAAATTAGAGTGTTCAAGTTATTCTTTGTATTTCCAGATAAACTTGGTAGATTTAGTTACTTTTGTTTTTCCATTAGCGCTATTAGCTATAGTTTTTCTATCTTGACCTGTGTTTTTACTAGCTTCAGATATACTATCAAACTCTGCTAACAATTTTCCATCTAATGAATATTGTAGTACTTTTTTTCCACATGCTTCTGTAGCTCTTTGTTTTATTAAAGCTAATTCTTCAGCAGTTCTTACTTTATTTTTTCTAGATTCTATGTTAGCCTGTCTACATTTATCAGAAATCTGTGGTTTCCAATCTGGTAGTATAGCTGCTAAAGATGGATCTACTTTACTTGGAATTTCTTTATAATCTTCTTTATATAACCATATATATGGGTTTCTTTCAGATATTAATACTCTTTTCCTTTTTAAGGATGATATTATTAATGAAGTACTTATTCCAGTTTTTCTACTGGCTTCGTTTACACCACTATATTCTGTTATATAATCTCCATTTAAAGTGTATTGTAATACTGGTTTTTTTCTAGTTTCACCGATTTTACCAGATTTCCAATACTTATCTCTACCTTCTGTTCGTACTTTACCAGCTTCAGATAATAACTTTCTAGTATATTCACTAGCTGTTTTACCAGAGTTAGCTATACTTATTTTTTGTTTAGTTTCTTCAGAACAAGGTCTACCAAAAGTACCATCTCCACCTTCTGTCATATTGTATCCCTTCTCGGGATTTGTAGAATCGTATTCTTTTATAAAGAACTTTTCTCTTTCTTTAAGTTCTTCTGCATTTTTACAGAATGATATGATATTGATATCAAATCCGTCTGCTCCATACTTTCTAAGAGCGTTATGGAATCTAATAGAGGAGCCGTGTTCAGCTTCAAATAGATGCTGTTTAAATCTAGCACCAGCTCCTCTATTAGTTATACCTATATAAACTTTTCCGTTTACTTTATTTGTAATCTTATATACTTCGTAACTTAACATATAATTATCTGTTTAAAATGTTTATATTTGATAAACGCAGATAACTTAATTAAGTTACTCAGGCTGTCAGGTAATTACATGTTAAAGTTAGTTAATTATTATTCTGCCATCATGATTAGCTCCCCACACGCCCGAGGATCTTTCAACATCAATCCGACTTCACCCAAGAAGTGTACTGAGTAACCATCCTTAGCATTAGAACGAACTTCTGTATTAGAGTGAGCGTAACCAGCAGGAGTTACAGAACCAGCTGTACACCAGTTAACGAATTCACGATCTTTACGAACTACTTTAACAATGTTAGCTTCACCATCACGACGACCCAAATCCAAGAATGTCATACGGTAAGATTCCAACGGTTTCAAAGTAACAGGATGCAACTGACGATTGTAAGTAGTATTGTCATACAACGGGAAATACTTCAAAGTCAATTCAATACCATTAGACATTGCGTAAGTCTTAAACTGACCACCGAACTTCAAATTATCACCAGAACCAGTTACGAATACTGTGTCAATCAAGTTCATGTTAGCCATCTTTTCTTTAAGTACACGATCAAATTCACGCATACCCATTTCACCAGTCAAGGCAACGAACTTACGTTCATTAGTACCTAATACATTGTAAGACAGATCAAACAAGAAGTCTTCCAACAATTCAGCTGTCAAACGAGTGTAGTAACGTCTGTTAGATGGAGCAATCTGTTCCAACAAACCAGCACCAATAAATGCAGGACGACCGTTCTTACCTTTCAGATTACAAGAACCATCTTTGTTTACGTTGTTCTGATTGTATACCAAAGCTCTTTCAAGACGTTTGTACCACTCACGCATTGCAACCCATTCCTGGAATGTAGACCACAAATAAGAAGTTTTACCAGTCTTAGGATCTCTCAAAGCTACTGCCATAACTGTAGAGTAAGCAGAACCTGTGATATCATAAGACAGACGTACTGTAGTCAAATAGTTACGCATCTTGAAGTGAGTATTGTAGTTCAGGATATCAGCCTCTTCACTGTATTCTTCATAAGCAGAAGCCAAACGGTTTACTTGACAACCAGAAGCTAAAACAGAAGGATCAATATAAGAAGCGGGGCTACCATTAGATACAAATACTGTATAAACATACAGATTGCCATCTTGATACGGAGCATCCTGAATACGTGCTTGACTCTTATCATCAAATTCGATAGTAGCACCAGGACCAAACCATGCATCTTCTAACCACAAAGTAATAGGTGTGTTACCCAGACCCGGAGTAGAATTTTCAGAAATTGCAGCACCATTCCATTTAGCGTCACGAATTGTAACAGCTCTATCTTGGTCGATCATAACACCCCATTCAAATGAAGGCTGATCAATAGTCATTACGTTACCAAGACCACCTGTCAGCATATCCAGAGAAGTACTGTAACCATTATCTTTAGTACCAAATACGTATGACAGGATAGTAGATACCTCATAAGGTCTTTGCTGAGAAGCGAGACTAATTTTGTTAGTATCAATCAAATCAGAAAACCATTTACCCTTATATAGAGTGAGGTTATTAAGAATATTATTATCCATAAAATACTAGTAATTTAATTTTTTGTTTATTTATTAATTATTATGATATACGCAGTTGTCGTGCAGCTGAGAACCAAATTGGATCATCATCAGAACTCGTGACTTGTTTTCTAGATTTAGTAATAATACTACTAGATTTTAAACTTCGTCTAAACTTATCAATAGCTGAGTTATTCCCTTCACGTTTAGCTGCCTCAATAAGTTTATCAGCATTCATTGTAAAATATGCTGATTCTATGAGATTCTTAACACCACCTTTAGCATAGTCCTTTTGGTACTTTGTTTTACCGTCTGTGTCTGGCTTAAGTATATAATCCATTAAAACCTTTTTATCTTTTTCAGGGACTGTAATACCACGTATATTCTTTAAGCCTTTTATTTCGCTAACAACGTTATCATAGAACTACTGTTGTCTCTATAGCTGTAACCGATAAGCGTTTTTCTGTTCCTCTAATAGCTGTTTCTTCTTCTCTTCTTTAATCTCTTTGAGATCCTCTAAAGCATCTTGTGCTTCATCTTCAAGTAATCCAGCTTCTTCGTATCTACTTACTAACTTATCAATTTTCTTAGTAGAGAAACCTTTCTCTTTAAGTAGTTGTTTTACTATTAATTTCTAATTAGCCTCATCCTCCATATCAATATCATCTAAGTCTAACTCTGCCTCAATAGTTAAATACTTCTTAATATCTCCGCCTTGTTTTACGAAATTATCCAGTGCTTCTACTTCTTCACTAGAATATTCAGGCTTACTATTTTCTTCAATGACATTTTGGAAGTAATTAATTAGTTCATCAACATTTTTTGGTTTTTCCTCTTCGTCTTCAAATTCCCAATTAAGCTTTTCAGCTATGGCGTCAAAGAAGTTAGTAACGATACTTTCTTCGTTATTTTCAGTTTCTTCTTCCTCTTCAGCTTCTTCTTCAACAGTAGTATCCTCTTTACGAGGTCTACCTGGTTTACGCTTAGGGCTATCTTCAATATCTTCTTCAGTTTCTTCTTCCTCAGTATCCTTTTCTTCTTCTACTGGTTTTTCTTTTTTGTTTTTTACTTCGATATTGTTATTTTTAATATCTTCCAATTCTTCATCATCTAGTGATTCAAATTCACTTGCATCAATATTAGTATTATCATCAAGTTCTGAATTTCTAAAACCACCGTTTGGATTAGGGATAAAGCTATCTAATACAGCTTCAAATCCACCTAATGTCATTTTTTTATCCATAATTAAATATTTTAATTAGATTTATTTTTTCTTCTTTTTACCTTTATTCCATTTAGCGGCGTTCTATGCGAAGATCGCTCTTTTCTTTGTTACAGGATTCTTACTATGAGTTAATTCTTCAGTTGTTTTCCCTGTTTTCTTTTTAGTTGCATTGAACTTACCTTTATTCTCTGGCTTTATCTTTATCTTCTTCATAATTCTAAAATTGTTTATTTACTATAGGATAAGTACCAAGTAAAGGTATCTTGTTGAACCATTTTGTATACTATCCAGGAGTAGCAAATTGAAGATAAGCAGCTTCAATAGATTTCATATCCTTAGGTAATGATCTTATAGCTTTCTTAATCTACTTAGAAGTTACCTTATCTCCTATATTATTAATCATCCCAGTCTTAAACATATACTCTCTAAGAGTATTCATATAAGACTTCTATTCTGTACCTTTGCTATAATAATCAGTTTTATCTGGAAATAATGGATTCTTCTATTTTGATAAGTCTCTTTTTAGTTCTGCAAACATTGTATTGCTGTAATCGGGATTTGAACTTTTAGCTAAATTAAAATCAACATAGTGACCTAATTCATGTCTAGTTGTAGGATAATCTATTTCTGCAAGATTTCTATTTATTTGATATTCAAAGTCGTCGTATCCTGCTGGTTTTCTTTTAGTAATATATCTATTTATAGCTGCATCTTTAGCCTACATTTTAGCTTTAGCATCTAATTGCTTTATAACAGGATTTGGCAAATTCCAATAATTAGTATTGTACTAATTAATTATATCTTCGTATACTTTTGCATAATTATCACCATATGCATTTTTGATTGAATTAGCTCTTTCCATATACGCAGGATTCATATATAAATCTTCAATTATCCTATTTCTAGATTCTATAGCATCATCGTATAATTTAAATGTACGAGCTTTATCTTCTGCTTCTCTACGGAATAAACTGTTTATTTTATCCTAAACAGTTCTTTTTACTTCTGGAACATATTTAGAAGAATACTTAGTCAACCCTCTTGCAATATTAGACACAGTATTACCAACTAATTTAAATACTGGATTTAGAACAGCTCCTTCTACATATAAACTTCCTAATGGATCTGAATTTGCAACATAACCTGCTCCAGGATTATATCCATATACTGGCTTATAAGGATCACCTTTAGGATCAAAATTAACAATAGGTCTTTCACTAGTACTAGGCGGATCTTCATCTACTGTACCACCATCTGCATATTTCTTCCAATCCCAGTATTTCAGCTAGGGATTCTATTCCCTAGCCTACTTATACTATTGCATTCTCTATCTAAATGCTTCTCTTTCCATAATTACTTACTTTTCTTTGAACCCTTTTTAGAGCTCTTTTTTCCACCTTTACAAGCCATAATTATTCCTCCTTATTACTTTTAATCTTAATATATTTCAACCAAGCAAAATGCTATCTTTCATTACAGTAATCAAGATTACTTTCATTAGTATAGGCTTCTTCTTCAAAAGATATATCGTGATATCTTTCATTTTGTTTATCAAATAATCTAACTGTAGATATTACTAAATATTCAACTAAATACCAAATATAGAAAGGCAACCATAACATCTCTTGCATCTATTTCAGATGAATCTTCTCGTGATTGTATTCAATATCTGTTATTTTAGATTTATCTCTAGTAAGTATCAAGCCGAATAGATTGATGTATTTAAAGCCTTTAAAAGGTATTAATTTGTTCTGTATTACTTTCATGTTACTTTTCTCCTGTTACTTTATTCTTTAGAGCTGTCTTAGCTTTAAGCTTTTCTCTTTCCATTGCAGCTTTATCAGACATACGTTGCAGATCTGTTTCATGTTTAATTCTATCTTTTTCAAGTTGAATCTTCTTGTTCTCTGCCTCTCTCTTCTACTCTATTTCTCTACGTTTATTATTGAGTTCAAGTTGTTTAGTAGCAATATCAGAATTTATTTTCTGTTGTTCTAATGCTTGTTTTCCTATTTCAATTGGATCTGGAATACCATTCATGTTCTAATCTATATTTTCAGTACCACGAGAAGCATTGATTTGCGCTACAGTAATCTTAGTAGCGTTATCTTGATCAGTCTTATATTTTTCAAGATCTATTTTAATTTCTTGAAGTGTAAGTTCTTCTTCTTTAAGCTAATTCTGTTGTTCAGCTATCTACTGCTGTGCTTGTTGTTCAGCTTGTTGTTGCTATTGCATTTGTTCTATTCTTTTCTGCTCTATTTCTTCAAGTCTATTCTTAATCATACTTACATTATCTAAAGTGATAATTTCTGCAACATCTAATAGACTTGCTCCATTTTGCATAGCTGGCTGTAACAATTGTTTTAACTGATCTATATATTGTTGATTCTTAGTGCTATCATCTACAAATATATCCATATCTTCATAAAAGAAGTTATCAGATAATTGTATGAACGCTCTAGTAGCATCATCTAATACATAACTTAGATATCTTTTACTGTCTTTCCAAGCAGCTTTAGAAGTGTTTAACAGCATTGTTAGAACTCTCCTTTTTACCTAATTGTGATTCCAAAACCAAGGTTCTGTAATGTGATAAGACATATTAACTGCAACATTAGTATTACCTACTAATTCACTAGCAGCAACTTGTCCCTGTCTTTGTGGAGTAATACCAGTAAGTTTAGCTACCATATCTTCAATCTTCTGCATTAATTGAATATATTCAGCTATAACATTGCTCATAGTTAAATCCCAAGAGGACAACTAGTTAAACTGTGATGGTTTACCGCCTTCACGCCCAGGTATGTCCCAACCCTCATCGTAAGGATTAATAAATGCTACACCAAGTGCACTTAAGTAATGCATCCATTTATTCACATCAATATTCATTGATTTAGGTATCTAAGTGATGTCCATTACGGCTACTTTACCTTTATCTCTAGATAAAGCTAATTCCAATCTATACCATACTACGATATACATATATTGTAATGGCTTCATCATGCTTACTAATGATCTTGGTTTACTATTAGTATTATTATATACTACACCAGTATAAGGTAATTTCTATGAATTAGGATTATCAGCAGATATATGTTGATACTCAATAGGTTGAATGCCTATATACATATCATCACCTATTCTATATCCTTCCCATACCTCAATGATCCAGTCCCATTCTACAGAATATTCTGTACCTGTTACTTTATAATCTTCATCTACTTGAAATTCTTCGTATTCTCCAGTTTCTGGGTTTAGTAAAGTAACAAAACCTATTTTCTTAAAAGATTTCCAACAGCAATGATATACTGTTATATGATCTATATCAAATGGATTATCTGTGAAACTGTTAATCTTATGTAACTTAATAGATTCATAATCCATACTTGTCTTCCTTATTTCTGGATTATTGCCTGCTCCTGGTTTTTGATCAATAAGTTCTAATAACTCATTTAACTATCTTTCAGACATTTTATCATAGAATCTATCATATATTTCAGTAGCTGACATAATCATTTTTCTACGACACCATGATGCATCATCTATGAATTCTAAGTCTAAAGAATGTTCATAATCAAAATACATAGGGTTGACTCTTTCTACATAAGGTTCTCCATTGATCACTCCTACATAGTAAATTTCCTCCCCACCTATTAAGGCATCTTTCCAACCTTTAAAAAATTCATGAGTAAGATTCAATTTTCTTTTAAGAAATTGCAATGCGTGATATGCTTCAGTTTCAGCTATATCCTTATAATCTTTCTATATATACTTTGCTATAGCTTCTGGAGTCTATATTTCTCCTGTAGCTAATGCCTATTCATATCTAGCTGCTTGTTCAGGACTTAATTTACTAGCTATAGTAGCTTGTATATAATCCATTAACATTTCTTTAGCTTTCTCTTGCAATTCACTAGCAGCTATATCACTTGTACGTTGAGGATAAAAATTAAAAGGTCTTTTAGTTTCTTCTCCAAGTAACTAATCTACATATGGCTTAATGATATTATAATCCTATGCAGTAGCTGGAAATCCATCATCCTGCTTAAATGGATTAGTTACGTATTTAAGATCTTTTTCATTATATATACTATTGTATAAATCATAGTAAGTCTACATCTCGTCAGATCTAGATCTACCGTTACCACCAAATCCTGAATCTCCAGCACCTACGACATAATCTACGCAGGCTTCTTTCCAAGATTGTGTCTTCTTTGACATCGGTAGTTTCTGTGCAGGGAAACTTTTAGTATTTTTCATAATTAAAATGTATATACATTATCATCGTTTGAAAATACTCTTGGTGTATCATCATTGAACCAACTCTGCGCAAAAATTGGTCCGTCGAAGAGCATTTTCTTTTTGTTTTCTTTTTCTTTCTTTTTAACAACTACATTATATAGTTGTTCTCTATATATCATAACCTACATCAACGCCATTACTCTATCGAAGTTACCTTTGTCATTATAGCTTATTAATTCTTCTAATAGCGGCTCTGATAATATCCTAGTAAGGTTTTTCTTTCCGGGTGCGTATTCTTCATTTAACCACTCCTTAATCATTCCTTCTCCCCATTGTTTTATTTGCTTATTCATATGACAACCTTTTCTTCGTTGTACTTTAGAGTTACCAACAATATCATTAATAATATCAGGTTGATCTGCTAATAAGTAATCACAATGTTTGGCAGTAAAATAAGGGAATAAACCTTTGCGTTCATTTTCATACATTATACGAGCATTATAATATAATGCTAATTTACGTAGATTTTCATAATACTCTTCGGCTGTTGCTGGTCTACCGGTGTATTCTGCTACTATAATATCATAGTACTCTTCAAAGTTCTAAAACCTTTTATATACTATAGATGATCCTAACGAATTAGTACCAGATTGATCATGATCGTAAGGGTCTACACCTATTATATATAATCCAATAGTAGCGTCTTTAGCAGGATGTTCCCATATAACTATTGAACCAGTAGGATCATCATCTTTACCTAATGGATATTTAGTAACATCGCCGTGTTTCTTAGGTATCCATTTAATATTACCAGCTTCATCAAATATTAAATCACCTACTTGTTTATGATTCTATAACTAAGTATTAGTACGAATAAGTCCTAATTGTTCTTGTAATTCTTTTTTAGGAAATATATTACCATTAAATTCTAACATTGCTTCCTATGGAGTAATAGGACGCTCTGCAACATAACGGTCTATAGCAGTAGTATTAGTAGCTGTGCTTATTACTTTTCTGCGTTCATCTAGTATGAATTCTAGAGAAGGTTTAGTAATAGTATTACCATCATTATCCATATACATTCTATTACCTTCATCATCTCTAGTATCTAAATTAGTATATTGTGGAACAAAAAATCCACACAGTTTATCTGTAGGTGTACTATCCCATATATTTTCAAAACCCAAACAGTTATACCCACCTGGATTATAAAACATATCTTTCATAGTTTCAAATGCCGATCCTTCGTC